AAAACTCCTGTCGCTCGTAAAGAGCACAGGTGCAATTTTTGCGGTGGAGTAATTTCCGTTGGAGAAAAATACAACAGACAGACCAATGTTTATGACGGTTGTATTTATGACTGGGTATCCCACTGTGAATGTTCCAAGTTAGCCTGTGAACTTGATATGTTTGATGATTGCGATGAAGGACTTGACGATGATGGATTTATTGATAGACTTAATCAGTATGTTTACGACAATCATTATGACGATAAAATAGATGATATTGCGAAGGATTGGCAATTACCACGTTATGAATTAGTAAAGAAAGTGTTGAATGAATTAAAAAAGAAATAGTTATGACCGAAGAACTTGTAACATTGGAAACAGCAAAGTTGCTGAAAGAGAAAGGATTTAATGAGTATTGCAAAGATATTATTAAAGAAGACGATAATCGGATAATGCAATCTGTGTTCCGAACGAATAAGAATTTGCCAAAATTGTGTTATAGTCGTCCCACTCAATCCGTTGCACAAAAGTGGCTGCGTGAAACCAAGAACCTGCATATCGAAATATCCTATATGTATGAAAACTATTGGACGTATGATATACTGACAATTCCGAGACATGACTTGATAGGATTGTCTGACAGGCCTATTATCCGTTATAATACCTACGAGGAAGCACTGGAAGCAGGATTACAGGAAGCATTAAAACTTATATGATTATGGAAATAGCGGAATCAATATTTAAATTCATCCTTGCCTCATTAAACGTTTGTGCTCTGGCATTTACTTTAATTTTGGTAAGAAAGTGGCATCGCATGGAGAATAAGCTGGATGAGATAGAAAGATATGTCCGTCATGTGTCAGATCGTAACGATATTGTTTACATTAACCAGCTTTCGGAATTGCAAAGACTGTTGATAAAAGAGGAACGGTATGAAGAAGCCGATAAGATTGGGAAAATAATCAAGGATGAAGAAATTAAATTAGGAATAAGGGAATGAGCAATATTAATTTGAACGAACTACGGGATCGTGCTTACAAAACAGCTTGCGAGCACGGTTTTCACGATAAAGAACTGAGTAACGAACACTTCTTTTGCCTTATCATTTCCAGGCTTGGGAAAGCTGTGGAAGCGGACAGAAAAGGGAAACGTGCCGACAGGGAATCTTTTAAATCTTCTTATGAGAATGAAGAACCGCACGATGATGCCAATTTTAAATATTGTTTTGAAAAATATATCAAAGATACACTTCCAGACGAACTAAGCGAAGTAGTTATACGCTTGCTTGATCTTGCAGGGCTTCGAGGAATAAGCCTTGAATCTGCTAGTGAGGATATTAACTCTGAATATATAGATGATATTGCTTATATGTACAGTAAATTTAGTTTTGCAGAAGCGATATATATTATATCTGTCATACCATTTGAATATTATAGTGATTTTTCTACGGCTGTAAATTACATGATATTTTCAATCTTTGCATTTTCCAAACATCTTGACATAGATTTGCTATGGCATATTGAGCAGAAGATGAGATACAATGAACTAAGACCTATGTTTCACGGAAAAAAATATTGATTATGAAAACAATTATATTTATAATTATATGTGTTATCGCCCTATTATGGGTTGGCGATCTAACAATTACATTCAAACCGTTTTCCATATCGCTGCCCGGTTGGCATAAGGCTTTAGGTATCATCCTGTTTGTATTTGCAATGGCGGTGTATAACATTGGAGAATACGCTAAGGGGTACAAGCATGGTTTTGATGATGGAGTAAAGGAATGCATTGAAGCGATTAAGGGAAATGGGAAGAAATGACATTGATTTCCCGTTACTCCGTATATTTAATGGAGTAACGGGGCGATATGAACTTCTTATTGACGATGTATCCATAGATGCTTATGGGCGTGTAAGAGATAGCAGTGGTTGTGTTGTAGAATGGTTTACAGGCGTGTTTGACATGAACGGAATACCCTTGTTTGAAAACGACATAATCATGCCTGTAAAGGACGGGATAAGCCAATATAGACGTATCTGGAGAACGATAGGAGGATTTGTATTAAGCAGGAGCAATGATGTGAAAGGACTGTCCAAATTGGATATGCTTGGTGCGGACTATCTTGTGAACGAACGTGTGCAGCAATACATATCTGATGGTTGCATAAAGGTAGGGTCTGCAACAATTGATCTTGACCTGTTAAAAGGAAGGACGAAAGAAGAAATTATTAGAAACTTATCAAGGAGAGTAAGATGAAAGACAAAATACTAGAGGAAAGTTTGAACAATTTCTACAGGACGTTTCTTATTTGGGTGATAAGATGTTATCCTATATTGTTCTGTCTTGCTATACTTGTCCATCAGTGTGAGGTTATACACTCTGTTAGAACAGGTGATATTATTGAGTATTATGATGGTGATACATTGGAGTATATTCAGTATGCCACTCCGTTTTCGGACAAGTACCTTACCATATTCTTTAACGCCAAACTGTTTAATGCAATATTGTTCTATGTATTGTCAAAGGTATTTTTATTTTGTATATACCATAGAGTATTTGTTATTGAAATGTTGATATACGCAATACTAGATATTGTATTTAATAATGTGGTGTTTGAGGATGTGAGATGCACTATGTTTTATTCGTATATATCAATAGGATTTGTAACTGTATGTTTCTTTATTGCATTGTATCTACATCAACGATTCGGAGATAGGAATATAAATAATCATCAATCTATAACTGATGGTTTTAGAAACTGTTGTAGATTATAATTTCTGTTTTCCTGTTGGCTGTAATCCTCCCGTATTCTTCATATTTATCTTGACCTTTATGGGAGATGCCTTTTTATTTGATGTTACCTTAGGGGATTTAACATTAACCCTAATCACTTTCTTTACCATATATTACTCATTTTAATTGTTTTGCAAAAATAATGATTTTTTTTGGTAGTATGAAAACTTTATGTATCTTTGCGGTGCGATAGTTTTTGGACTTTTTTGTTTTATAATGATAGCTGCTACCTAAAATATAAGCAGAGGTTTCTTCATACATTTTTCATAAGTCTAATGTATAACTGTCGCAAGTTGAAGATATCTCTGCTTCTTTTTTTTATTTATGCGACAGTTTAATGAAAACTATTTAAGCGTGAACAATAGTACCGCTAAAACAGCGTTGGCACACGAAACGGGCGAAATTATGGTTTATGAACATCCTTTGTTTGGTAAAATTCGCATGTTTATTCAAAATGGTAAAAGTTGGTTTTGTGGATTAGACGCTGCAACATCTTTGCAGTATTCAAATCCGTCAAAAGCTATTTCAGATCACTGTAAACCATCCTCCATAACGATTCGGGAAGTAGGGGTACAAACTGGATTGAAAGCGGATGGAACTCCAGCTATACAAATGAAATCAATGAAGTTTATTAGTGAAGGGAATATATATCGCCTGATTGCTAAAAGCCAAATGCCTAGAGCTGATGAATTTGAAAGTTGGATATTTGATGAAATTGTTCCATCAGTTATAAATACAGGTAGTTATTCTATACAGGACGGATTACCAAACTTCAACAATCCTGCCGAAGCTGCCAGGGCGTGGGCTGATGAGTACGAAAGGAATCAAGCGTTAAAGCCACAACCAAACGAATCCAATGAATGGTATAGTATCAAAAGATGGGCAAAGGAAAACGGTGTCAACTGGAAAAAGATTAGCCGGATGAAGATGAAAGTAATATCTTGTAAGCTAGGTTATCAGATAAAAAAGATTTTTGACGATAACCATTGCCAGGTAAACACATACAATGTAAACGTATTTAAGGAATATTTTAATAAATGTGAATAAATAATATGTATTTTAAAATGTTTGATAGTATGTCATTTTATTGATTATATTTGCATCATGTTTGAGTGTAGAAGCAAGCATATTTATAATCAAAGTTTAGGGGGAAAGCGTTCCCCCGATTTTATTAACCATTAAGTGATAAGACAATGAAAAAGTTTTTAGAAATAATGATGATTGTATTCTGTCCTTATATTGTAATAGGCATTAATGAACAAATGGGCACCATTACAAAAATTTAACACATAATATTTCGTATTACATAATACTGATTAATATGCAATTAGTTTATAAATTCGATAGCTGGCGTTGGATTAACGTTTTAAAATGTATGTAAAGATGTACATTAATGCCGGAAAGAAAATACCCTTCGTAAAAGATCAACTACCCATTAGGATAAAATCCCAGGTTGATTAGACTAAGCGTTAGGAGAGAATATATAGTTACCAAGGGGTGTTTGCTCAAGCCTCTTGCTCTAAGGTCAGTGATTAAACAATTCTGTGGGGTAGGAATAGTGTTACTGACGGGAAACCTCTCCATAACATTGTCGATGAGCATTTAACGGAGAAATTCGACTTATAGTAAAAATGGTTTACGTAATTAACAAACAAGGACAAGCACTTATGCCAACCGAAAGGTTTGGTAAGGTGAGAAGGCTGTTAAAAAACAGTCTAGCCCATGTTGTGTGCCGTATTCCGTTCACAATTCAATTGGATTATGACACAACAGATTATACACAGCCCGTAAGTTTGGGTGTAGATGCTGGTAGCAAGCATATCGGCATTTCAGCAACAACAAGTGAAAAAGAATTGTATGCAGCAGATGTGGAATTGAGAAACGATATTGTGGATAAGCTATATACTCGTAGGGAATTAAGAAGAACCCGTAGGAGTAGGCTTCGTTATCGCAAGGCTCGTTTCAATAACAGGGTATCTTCCAAGCGTAAAGGTTGGCTGGCACCATCTGTTGAAAACAAAATCCAAACTCATTTGACTGTTGTAGAGAAAATACATAAGTTCCTACCGATAACTAATATCGTAGTTGAAACGGCTTCCTTTGATATACAGAAGATTAATAATCCAAGTATATCTGGCGTTGAATACCAGCAAGGAGAACAACTTGACTTCTTCAATGTGCGTGAGTATGTGCTATTTAGAGATAATCATATTTGCCAACATTGTAAGAGTAAGAGTAAAGATGAAGTATTGAATGTGCATCACATAGAGAGCAGAAAGACTGGAGGTGATAGCCCAAACAACTTGATTACCCTTTGCGAAACTTGCCATAAGGCATATCATAGAGGTGAGTTTGAATTAAATGTAAAGCGTGGAAAGTCATTTAGAGATGCCGCCTTTATGGGGATTATGCGATGGAAATTGTATGATAGACTAAAGAATATCTATCCTAATGTAAGTATGACTTTTGGCTATATCACGAAGAATACCCGTATCACTAATAATCTCCCTAAAGAGCATTATGTTGATGCAAGGTGTATCAGTGGTAATCCTGTGGCTAAACCTTTAGGTTATTATTTCTATCAGAAGAAGGTGCGTTGCCAAAACAGGCAAATACACAAAGCTAATTTCTTGAAAGGTGGCAGAAAGAAACTCAATCAAGCACCATTCTTGGTAAAAGGTTTTAGGTTGTTTGACCTGGTTGAATACCAAAAAGAGTTGTATTACATCTTTGGAAGAAGAAGTAATGGTTCCTTTGATATTAGGAAATTGGACGGAACTAAAGTGAATAAAGGCTCTATTAATTGCAAGTATTTGCGGTTGATAGATAAAAGGAAAAGTATATTAACTGAAAAACGAACGCAAGTAAATTTATGAAATGTAATTTTACCCCTATGGACAAATTCTACCAGATACTGGATTACTATGGTTTGTCTTACACGGAGATTAAGAAAAATCATATCCGTGTGTTTTATGGAAACAAGAAAATGTTTGATTATTATCCGCTTCGCATGAAGCTGTTTGATTACCATGAATGGCATCAGCTTACTTATCCGTTCGTGAAGGGCAAGGAAGATGAATGGGAAGTAGAACTTACCATGTTCATTAGCGGAGTGTTGGGAGATGAGATGTTTAAAAAGTTTAAAAACGATTGATTATGGATAAGAAAGAGAAGGAATTTACTCCAAAAGCTATAAATTTGTGTGGCAAACGGAGAATGCTATCATCCATAAAAGGATGGGAGATTGTTCATTATAACAATTACTCTAAAGGTATAGCCAATGTTCAGCCTGTGGACAAACTGAGAGTAACACTTTCAGGACGTGAAGTAATTGAGTATGTCCTATCTGATGGAGATAAAACGATTGAAAAACTAGACAGTTATTTCGGATTGCTATGATGATAAAAGTAGACATACCTGAACCGTTCATAGACGGTGACAATACGATGGTAAACATCACGTCTGATTCATTCTGCTATTCTAGCATTGATTCACGTTATGAAGGATTTCAGAGTTCCTACAAGGACGGGAATATGAATCAGAAGATACAGGGAAAACTAGAGATAATTGCGGACCAGTTTAAAGAACTTATAAAAATAATAGAAGATAATTGAAGATGGAAAGACATTTGTTAATACAGGAGTGTGAGAGAGAGGAAAAGATGAAGGAGTTGCGCAAGCAGCAGAACGATCTTATCAAGAAAGGCCGTATGGTTGAGTGCTCTCGTGTAACAGCTAAGATAAAGGAGTTCCAGGAAGCATATATCAAGGCTTATCCTGACGGTAAATATGTAAGGGGCATGGATATTATCAAGAAGATGTCTGATGATGAGAAAATGGATTGGATGATGTATGTCAACGCCATTGCTTTCTGTGCTGATATTATCCACTCATCTTCCATTGAGTTGAATGAAATGCTAAAGAAAACACTCCCCGGATCTAGCCTTCAAATGTTTGAAACGCTTGAAAAGGTAGGTACTATGGCAAAGAATCAAATACTATGGATGGATAACAATGTTGACGAGAAATACCAGGATGATTTTGCAAGATATGCCGATGAAATATCCGTGATGCTTTTATCATTTGTTAAAAATAAATTTTTGCCCAGGAAATGACACGAGAAGAGATACATAAGAATGTGCTGGAAATAAGAAATTATTATTTCAGTATTCAGAATAAGATTGATAACGGATGTAATGTTTCAGAATTGGATATAAATTCTAAAACGCATAACCAGATGATTGACGATACAATAAAATCAGCCCTTGAAGATCATAAAATGATTCTTGCTTTGGAAAAATACAAGTTATGAAAAAGAAAGATATAGACGAAGGATATATTGTAGGTGACTTTTATATTATTAAAAGCCCTATCAAAGAGGGATGGCTTCACATAGTGAATATAAAAACATCTTGGCAGATAAAGGTGATGATGGGAGCGAATACGGCAAAGTTTCTAAGCCTTCCCCAACAGGAGATATTTGACAGGATTAACGGAATATACATTCAATCCATGATGTCTTTATACGATTCAGATTATGCCTTGAAAATAGCTAAAGATGCTGTGTCTTATATGTCTGAAAAGGCAGAAAAGATGGAAAAGGTGGGAAAGGTGGGGAATACTGAAAATGAAGATATTGAAAAGGTGAAGAAAGATGAGTTTATGATGAAGATAGCCACATCTTCCGATAAAGAAATTATGGACATGATCATAAATGGGGAAATAAAGTACGAATATTTTAAGCAGGAACAGGAGGATTAAATCATGCAAGACTACATTTCAGACTGGTTTATTCCGATAGATTTCGGTAATGACATGCCGGACGAAGAACCAAGTGGTGATGATAATTTCAATTTTGATTGAAGCATGGAAAAGAAATTTATACTAACAGATAAGTTTGTAATCAATTCTTTTGGAATAAAGTTATTCCAAATCAAGTGTACAAAATCTTTCAAATATGCCCAAAAAGGTGATTTTGGAGGATATGTTGAGAAAGAAGGGAACTTAGACCAAGAAAATGACGCTTGGGTGTTCGGCAATGCTCGGGTGTTCGGCAATGCTCGGGTGTCCAGCAATGCTCGGGTGTCCGGCGATGCTTGGGTGTTCGGCAATGCTCGGGTGTCCGGCAATGCTCGGGTGTCCGGCGATGCTTGGGTGTCCGGCAATGCTTGGGTGTCCGGAGATGCTGATATAGAAAACGACAACGAGCATTGCGGATTTGACGGTTTCGGCTCATGCAATCGTCACACTCACGCATATATGACAAAAGAAAAGAAAGTGGAAATAATCTGTGGATGTTTTCGTGGTAGCATTGAAGAATTTGAAAAGAAGGTGGAGGAAACACATTCGGGAACAGTCTACGAGAAGCAGTATAAATCCATAATCAATGTAATTAAAATTAAATTTGGATTGACTGATTTTACATAGTTTACTAATGATTTTTGGCACTTCCCAATTATGGTTAGTTGGTTCGATTTCCCTACGCCCTTTATAAATGGGGCATTAATGAACAAATGAACACTATTACAAAAATTTAACACATAATATTTCCCAATGTCATTATATAGTAGTATATTTGCTTCATACAGGGATAGGAACGGAGTAGCTACCTTCCGACAAGCTGAAGTCAGTACGGCTTCCCTGTTCTTCTTTTTACTGGCAAAACATAATACTGACTAATATGCAATTAGTTTATAAATTCGATATCAACCATCCCGACAGGCTTTGCGCTATCTGCCGTGTTACGAACAACCTGTACAACCAGGCGTTGTATATTGTCCGTAGCGAGTTGAAGGATAACGACAGGTGGCTGTTCTATCCCGACTTGGACAGGATAATGAAAAATGTCACCAACCTTGAAGGTACGGTAAATTACAGACTTGTGAAATCACACGTAGCCCAACAGATATTGCGCGTGCTTGATAAGGCAATGAAGGGATATGTCAAGGCTGTAAAGGATTGGGCGAAGAATCCGGGGAAGTATAACGGTAAGCCCGAACTGCCATGCTATCACAAACGGGGTGGGATGAGTAATGCGATATATACCAACCAGTCGTGCAGGATACATGACGGGTATATAATACTTGACCGTGACTTGAAAATACCCGTTCCGCAATGGGAGAAGTACAAGGACAGAATAGAACGGTTCAAACAGGTTAGGATAATCCCAAAACGTACATACATGACCATAGAGGTTGTATATGATTGTGTCTGTTCGGATAATGTCGGTACAGGTATGGCTTCGATAGACTTGGGTGTGAACAACCTTGCCACGTTGGTTTGCGGATGTAATGCTCTGCTGTTTTCAGGCAAGGTTGTCAAGTCATATAACAGATGGTTTAACAAAACATTATCCATGCTGCAATCCATAAAGGACAGGCATGGGATAGACAAACTGACAAACAGGATGAGAAAGATGTATGAGAAACGTGAACGGTTTATGAATGATGCGATGCACAAGACCAGCAGGCGTATCGTTGATTATCTTGTATCACACCATGTAGGCACTCTTGCTGTAGGCTACAACAAAGGATGGAAGAAATCCGTCAATATGGGCGGAGTAAACAATCAGAAGTTTACATTCATCCCTTTTGCGAGGTTGAGAAGCTGCCTTAGATACAAGTGTGAACTTGCAGGTATCAACTATATCGAACATGAGGAAAGTTACACTAGCAAATGTGATGCTCTAGCTATGGAGGATATATGCAAGCATGATAGCTATCTCGGCAAGCGTGTCAAGCGAGGTCTGTTCAAGTCGGCAGTTGGAAAGGTTATCAATGCCGATGTGAACGGTGCGCTTAATATAGGAAGAAAAGTATTCGGTGATTCATTTGTGATAGCCGATAGTGGGCGTTGGTATCGCCCCGAACGGGTTAACGTTCTAAAATGTGTGTAAAAATGCACATTAATGCCTTTAGGAGAAAGTGTACAAGGATGGGGATTCCAACCTCATTTTAGCGTAAGTGAAGTTTCTAAAGAAGAGTATGAAAAGTGCCCACCGACTGAATGGGGAGGCTCAAATTTAAAAAGTGATAAGATATTCCTTAGCCATATATCGGTAGAAGGATTTCCTGAAAACATTGACTACATGGAACAATGGAATTTTAAATAAATATTTTGTATGAAAACATTTTTTGAGTGTAAAATTCGCTACGAAAAAGTAGCAGAAAATGGGATGAGTAAGAAAGTAAGTGAGCAATACCTGGTTGATGCGCTTAGCTTTACTGAGGCGGAAGCACGTATTATATCGGAAATGACACCGTTTATCAGTGGCGAGTTCACTGTTTCGGACATTAAACGATCCAACTACAGCGAACTGTTCCCCTCTGAGGAAGATGCAGCCGACCGCTGGTTTAAATGCAAACTGTATTACATCACGCTAGACGAAAAAAGCGGAGCGGAGAAAAAAACATCATGCTATATGCTTGTTCAGGCAGCCGATTTGAGAGATGCTGTAAAGAAACTTGACGAAGGAATGAAGGGCACAATGGCAGACTATGTGATTTCATCCATAGCCGAAACTGCCATCATGGATGTATATCCGTATGAGGCGGAAAATGATTCCTGTTTATCGGAATACCCAAGTGGACACAAGACGGAAGCTGTCATAGGCGGAAAGAGCGTCATTGTAGACAAAACGGGAAATTCAACTGTAGTTTTACCTAGTGAAATTTAATAGATATGTCAAACGAACAACAAAACCAGGTTCTCCATCATTGGAGAACTGGAAGTCAATCTGATTATGTAGGAGTAGAAATACTTCCTAACGGTCAGTCTATCATCGCTACAATATCCCATATCGTATGGGATGAGAATGCAAAGGTACAAGGTAGTAAGAAACCATCATGGATTGCTTACTTTAAAGAAACAAACCTTGTTCCTAAACCTATGCTGTTGAACAGTACGAACCGTAAACGCCTTACCAAGCTGGCTCAAACTGATTATCCTGAAACCATCCGTGATTTCCGTGTCATATTATGCAAGGAACTGACACGTGACCCAAGCGATGGAGGAAAGGTCTACGGATTGCGTATAGGGCGTGATGTTCCGCCACCACCACAGAAAGAGAAGATGACAGTGAACTCTGATAAATTCAAGGCTGCATTGGAAGCATTGAAAAGTGGGAAATGCGACATTGGATACATCACGGCAAGCTATGATGTGGATGCGGAAGCTATGAAATTGTTTAACGAAGCGACTAAGAAATGATGGAAGCGGAAGAAAAAGAAAAATTATGGCTTATGAAGAGGTGTGGTAAAATCACCTCTTCCGCCATTGGAAAAATTATGGTTTCCGGGAGAAGGGAAATGACACCTTCCGAACTAGAGGTTGCAAAAAAACAGGGTGTAAAGAGAAAGACAGTTGATGTTCCTTTCGGAGATACAGCTATCTCTTATCTTTATCAGGTTGCAAGGGAGAGAAGGTTAAACAAACCATGCCGACATATATCCACTTCTGATATGGAGTGGGGAAAGGATCATGAAAAAGACGCTATAGAGTGTTTTAACCATAACACGTTCTCAAGACTAATGTCTTGTGCGGATGATTTTGACGAAATTGTTTTTGTCGATAATATCTATGATGGATATGGCGATTCTCCCGATGGATATGGATTTGATGTCAATGGTAAATTATCTTATATAGCCGAAGTGAAATGCTTTACTTCTGAAAGTAAGATTGAATATTTGAGAGAAGCCACAAAGGAACAGGCGATAGAGGAATACTATTGGCAGCTAATGTCGCATTTTCTTTCCCATCCCGATGTAGATAAAATGTATTATATCGTATATGACGGTAAATCTGATGATGATCCGTTTGATTTACGCCCAGTTAACGATCCGTCAAGACTTTTGTATTGGGAACTTAACAGAAGCGATTATAAAGATGATATAGACAGGATGGAGGATAAGTTACAAATGGCTCTATCTTATCTTTCATTCAACGAACGGGATGCGAAAAAATACCCAATAAGCAAAGTAAATGACTTTGTTGGTGTTTCAAATATGTAACAGGTAATTGCAGAGTTTACACAAAAATAAGATAATTTATTGAACACGTTGATTATCAGGCATTAGCCCAAAAAGTAGAATGCCAAAATGATATAGGTTATTCAAGAAGAATTATTGTCTAAATTGCCATGACTACATTAATCAAGCACAACAAACCTAATCGTGGGGATGAAATAATCATCCCCTATCTTGCCATAGAAAACAATATCAACTTTATCATGCTCAATGGGGGTGTAGGTGACGTTGAACTTATGGACGGAACGAAATGTAAGTCAACAAGCTGCACTCCTATCAAATTTGATGATGCAGGAGATGATATATATCGTATATATGGTATAGGAAAAGAAGCATGGAAAATGGCATGGCTGAAAAGAGTACATGCAATGAGTGATGAAATTGTAAAACTAAAGTTAGATTTCAATGCCAGCAATTAGCGAATTATGGATAGATTATCCAATATCTTACCGTGACGAAAAAGGAAGGTTCGTCAAAGGTCATAATTACGGATTCAAGAAAGGAAGGGAAGTATCGGATGAGGAACGTGAAAAGAAAAGAGTTATTATGAAGGAACTCATAAAAAAAAGAAAGGAAAACGGTTCTTATCTCGGTCATAGAAACAATACAAGGGCTGTCATTGCGATAGAGGATGGCACGAACAGATTCCTATGCTTTGAAGCCTGTTGTGACTGTGAGAGGAAATTAGGTATGCCACAACGCTCATGCAGTTCTTTCTGTAAGGGGAAAAACGGGCATAGATGGAGAAACTTTAAATTGTTTTACGAAGATGAATACGGATTACGTTGACAACTTTGAAAACTATGACAGGAAGCTGATCAAACTAAATAGCGACACTGCCATTTTGCTTCACATATTCAAGAAAAAGCCAAATCACCACTTCGAGGATTGGATGGTTCTTCAAGACAATGAGGAATACTTCAAAAAGGAATGTGTTCCTGATTACGAAGATGCCGCAAGGCAGTTTGTCAAGCAGTTTGAAGGAGAAGAGTGCATGGCTTTTGTGATTGCATTGAAAAACGAACTTGAAAGAATAATACAAGAAAATGAGTACAAACGAAATCAGGCTAAGGGATTACCAAGAGGTGGGGATAACCCGTCTGAGAAATGCCCTGACTAATCATAAACACGTCATATTCTCAGCCTGTGTAAGTTACGGCAAAACGGTCATAATGAGTTTTATGGCTAAAGGTGCTGTCGAAAAGGGGAATAAGGTGCTTATCGTATCCCACAGATCTGAACTTATGACACAGACAGGGGGAACGTTGGAAAGAGTTGGCATACAGGCTGAATATATCTCTCCTAAGCACAGGAACATACCCAAAGGTCTAGTAGTATCCGCAATGGCTCAAACTCTCCGTAGAAGGCTAGAAAAGCCCGAATGGGTTGAATGGGTTAAGAGTGTATCTCTCTGCCTAATAGACGAAGGGCACACCTCTGATGCGGACTTTCTCTTTGAATCTGGTTTGCTTGATGACAAGTATGTAGTAGGTCTTACAGGAACTCCCATGAGAAGTGGGAACCAAAGGCAGCTTGGCATGAACTATGAAGAGATTGTAGAAACTGCCCAGATACAGGATATGATGGACCGGGGAAACATAACCAAGTTGAGAACGTTTACGGTTGATGCACCCGACTTGTCTAAGGTTAATACCGATTATCGTACAGGTGACTTCGATAGCAGGCAGATGGGAGCAGTGTTCAACAAGTCTGTACAGTACAAGGGGGTGATTGAAAACTATATGCGTATCTGCCCGATGAAGAAAGCAATCTGTTTTGATGCCACACAGGCAAATGCGATAAGGATGTGTGCTGAATTTAATGAAGCTGGCATTCCTGCAAAATTCCTCATATCAGGTATAGACAAGAACAAGCCGGATGAGTTGGAGTTATATGAAAAATACAAGCATCTTACAGGAAACAGGGAACAGCTTATCAAGGATTTCCATGACGATAAATTCACCGTTATATGCAACAGTGGTATATTGTCTACGGGATACGATGAAACAAGTATAGAGGTTTGCATATTAAACCGTGCTACACAATCCGTTCAGTTTTATATCCAGGCAACCGGCAGGGCTATCCGGCTTCACCCAAACAAGACGGAAGCATTTCTCCTAGACTTCGGTGGTAACATATCACGGCTCGGCAAGTTTGAGAAAGAACGTCAATGGGCTTTATGGCACAACAAGGGGAAATGTGAAGGGATACAAGGAGTGAAAGAGTGTAAACAGTGTGGTAAATATATTGCCATAACCGCTTCGGAATGCCCTTTCTGCGGATATGTATATCCTACCGAAAAGGAAATAAGAATCGCGGAACTGCAAGAACTGGTAGGAGATTTAAAGTTCGAGCAAATGACACCTACGCAATTTTTCCAGTATGCGGAACTTAAAGGATACAATACTTACTGGGCGATACGGCAGTTGTATATCAGAAATACGGAATCTGATTTTCGTAAAGCCATGAAAGAATGCGGATATTCTAGCAAGTTTATATGTGGGTATATCCAAAGAAACAAAAAATAACATTATGAAAAACAACATTAATCCTTGGGAAGTGTTTGATGAGATTGAATGTTCCCATAATCCTGAATATATTGTTTGCGTATCACATCTTAGACATTACACGAATATTTTTGGCATAGACAAAAGGCTTATAGATTTTCTTGGAATGGAAAAGAATACAATCTTAGATATTGAAACATTTTGTTTTGGCGGAATGGACGTTTTCGGAATAAAAGAAGATTGTACTTCCGTAATAGAAGATTGTAAAAGACAAAGAGAAGCAAAGAAAGAAGCCTTGGAGAAAAACAGGAAATTAATAGCCATGCTAAAATTAAAACGTGAAAATATGTGCGGCATAGGTACAAGAAAGGTAAAATTAATGCTTAATAAAAAGATAAAACAAGGAGATTTTACGGCTAAAATTTACCGTGTTGCATTGGAGATACAAGATTACAATATAAAGGCTAAAGACGCTCCATTCCCCTACTCGGAAAAGATGTATGCAAAGAAAGAAGATTTGATTGACAAACTTATCGAAATATATAACGAAAGTAAGTTATCTTTTGGGTGCTCAGAGGATAAGGGAAAAAGAGTTTCTTTTATTGTGTATTTTGATCTTCCTTTAGGGAATCAAATCTCTTTTCACTCTACAGTAAAAAGGAATATTCCTGTTTATGGTAAAGAATGGGATGGATTGGTAAACAGTACATTGGACAAGTTAGAAAAAGAAATAAAACAATACTTAAACATTTAATCATGGGAAAAAATTTACTTAACAGCGATGGTAAAATTGCCTTGTTTCATGAAGCTATAAGGCTTGACTTTAATCTGCCCAAATATGCCGTTATAGAGCAGAAAGATCCTAATCCAAGTGTAATGTCTTACGATTTCCTAAAACAATACATGGAAAGCAATGACAAGGAAGGAGTGGCGGAATTTAATCTTACCGTTTCACCGACAATGCTTGATTCTGTAAAAACAAACCAGGAACACAAGCAAGTAAGACCCTTCCTTCTTGATAGAAAACATAAGGAAAACTCATGGTTTAAAAAGATTAAGGATTATATAGATGAATACAGAAGATCCAAGTTTGACGTAATACATTTCTTTTCTGAGGTGAAGATACAGACAGAGAACGAGATGAAGCAATACAGGGATAGAATAAAAGACTATATACTGATGCTAGGTTATGCTGAAAGATCCGGTCAACACGCCTTGAAAGAAAAACTGTTCCGAAACATGGTGATATGCAAATACGAAAGCATATTGTTCAGCAAAGGATTATACAAGGCTATATCAGAGGAAAATCTTATGAAGTTTGCAAAAGGATGTCCGAAAAATCTATGCCTTGATTACATATCTGACTATACAAGAATCATACCATTTGACATAATTAGGAAAAAGACGGACATAGACAAATATGAAATATTTGATAATTATGTCATTCTCCACTACGACTTTGATAACAACGGAACAGATTTACCGTCTGACAAGAAAAAAGAAGAGGTGGAAAAAAGAAAAGACCCTATTCTGTTTGGTATTATTGCAGGAAGTAACAAACTATACTTCATAGGTGACTGGATTGACGAGTATTGCGATTTGCGGTTCGATGATGTGGTAAAACAATGCACGGACGATTTCTTGTCAGAAAACATTTCTTTGGATGATCTTGCAAAATAGCAACACAAAGCCTTGCAGGAACGGAGAGTATTGCTGCTGTCGCTGCAAGCATAGATACACGGTTATTGTAGACGGTTTATTTGTTGGATATGTCTGCTATATTCCTTGGTTTGAAAAAAACGTTGCCATGAAGATAAGAAACAGCGGACATGATATGTGTGAAGGATTTGAGATGGTTGATAACAAACTTTAACCTTTTATTTTTCTCATATATCTCATTTCGTGATACCTTTGCCAAATACAATTTTTTTATTATGGCTGAGGAAAAACGGTCTGCGGAAGAAAAGAAAATGCAGAAAGATATAGTAGTTAGTTACAGGAACGAGAAGGAAGGTAAAGGATGCAGGGGATTGCTTGTGGCATTCTTTTCCGAACTTCTCCATCCCGCTGTAAGTGGTAACAAGTCGGCTGAGTTTCGTGCTCTAGGAGCAAAGAAAAGTATGCCGGACCTTGCTTATATACATGATGGGAAAATATATGGCATAGAACTTAAAATGCCTGACAGTAACCATGACCGTAATCATATAATAGAACAGGCTGATGTGATGGCTACATATTTCTTTAGAGGATATTTTGTATGGTCTAAGGAAATGTTGTGGAATATCCTTGACGCTATTGAGCGTGGTCAGCCAGGAATGTCAAATACACTACAGATAAAAGATTATTGTATGCGTAACAGCACTACAAAGGTAAGTTTTGAAAAAATAATTAAAGAGCTGTTTCAATGAAAGTTATATATAACAAAATAATTCCATTCAAGGGGTACAAGTGTATAAATTTGTTTGGGGTTCTTTTCGTAAGAAAAGGATGTACGATGCGTGAAAGCGATTACAATCACGAAGCGATTCATACAAAACAAATGAAAGAGCTTTTGTATGTTCCGTTTTACATTTTGTATCTTTTGGAATGGCTGTACAGGCTTACACAAAAAGGTAATGCGTATAGGAATATATCGTTTGAGAAGGAAGCCTATGATAACGAGAACGACATGGATTACCTTGATAAAAGAGAACATTTTTCTTGGATTGAATACATTTGAATTTTACATTTATGAATAAGATAGTTTTTGATAGAAAAGTTTTATATTCAACGTTAAACTCAGCCAAAGCCTGCCTTTCCGATACAGGCTTGACGATACTTAAATGTTTTCGTTTTAAATATATAGCATCAGAGAATGCGATAGAGGTTACTTCATACAACAACCTCAATGAGATGCGTTTGATTATTCCCGTTATTGATTCAGACTGCAATGACGGGCAGGAGTTTGCAGTAGACGGAATAAGACTTGTAAAGTTACTCAAAACAGTAAAGGATTCCATTGTTACGGTAAAGATATATGATAAGGATATAATATTCTCTTACAATGGCAGTGAAGCGTCTTTCTTTGCAGAAGATGTGGAATCTTATCCTGATATTAAAATAGGTAAGCGTGGTACCGGGATAAGGGTCAACGTGAACAGGAATGATCTGTATAGAGCATTAAAAAGGAACATAGGATTTAATGATATCAGTGACGTTGTGACCAGCCTTAGTGGAGTGGGGATAAATTTTATTTGTTCCAATAATTGCATTGATATATGTTCGTCCGATAAGATTGTATTTGTAAGAGATGTTATAGAATGTCAGCCGGATATATCAAAGGACTTGTGCATAAATGTAATGCCTACTTCGGTAAAGGAAGCGTTATCCTTTCTTGAAATGTTGTCAGAAGAAAATGTAACTGTTTCTGTATCTGATGATGAAAGAGTGATGTCTATATATTATGGGGATTTCGGTTCTATCTTTAATTGTACGCTGATGGAGGTTAAGTTTGTAAACTACCTGCCATTGGTAAATAATATAAAATCAAACTTTAATTACTTTATTAAAGCAAGAACTAGCGACTTGATAGATTCCCTTTCAAGAATAAAGGTAATGTCAGATGTGTATAATATATCACATTTTGTTTGCAGGGAGGGAGATAATAAAATGGATATAACATACACAAATGATGCAGGGTATAAAATATCGGAAAATGTCGGAATTGAAGGATATTGTCAAGGGCGTTTGGATTGCAATCTGAATATTGAAAAGATGATTAACGCATTGAAAGTGTTCCCTGGGGATTATGTCACATTGGCATATACCAATCCTGAGAATAATGCTCCTATATGTATCATTAATGAAGAGGGTAATTATAAATTAATGGGCGTAGTAAACATTTTTAAGAGTTGATAACTATTGTTTAACCTATCGAATATACAGTTTTATTATTTTTGCAACAAAAATATATAACTCATGGAAAACGAAGAAAGAACAATTCAGATTCTCGCTGAAACAATAGATAGGTTAAACAAGACTATAGAATCACAGAACAGGTTGATTGAGGATTTAAAAAACAGACTTGAAACAATTCAGAACGAATATAGCCCTTCAATTATGACTGTAGGAGTATTGATAGAAAAGTTGAATAATACAAAGACAAGAAGCGGAAAGGTAAGATTTGAAGCATTATCCAAACATATAATGCCATATCTTACCAATCAGCTTTATGACGAGTATGATTTTAATGATGCCATTCCTACGTTCAAGGAAGTCCCGTCCGTTGAAAAGCCTGTCAATCGTGACATGATAGATGATATGATCAATGTTATAAAATCAAAGAGAAAGATAAGCGAATCATCCCAAAAGGCATATCTTTTAATGCTTAAAAGAATATTGTCCGAATCAAAAGAGATGAGCAAATATATCAATGATTATATTATCTCACTCAACGTAAAATCTCCTTCAAATATATCTCTTACAGATGAAGAAATAGAATTATTCTGGAATGTCGAGCCGTTTAACGTTACGGAAAAAATTGTAAAGAAATTGTTTCTGATACAATGCTATACTGCCATGAGATATTCCGATATTTTCAGATTGAAAGATTCTATGATGGAGGGAAATGTTATTTCGTATATATCAAAAAAGACAGGTAAGAACGTTGAGGTTCCTGTACCTTCCAAGATTATAGAAATGATAAAAGAGGTTAGATCGTTCGATAAATACAATATAGAATCTTCGTTAAAGACAACAATGAACGAAGTTCTACCAACCCTTGGATGTAGAGCAGGTATAAACAATCAGGTATTTGTAAGACGGGCTAATGTACTTATGAAAGGACCGAAATATCAGTTCATCAAGACACATACAGGACGTAGAACAGCTATTACAAGATGGGCTAATATGGGAATACCAGAAGCAGAACTAAAATCTATGGCTGGTCATTCTGATATAAGAACGACTAACAGATATATTACTGCAAGCGTATCGAATAAAACTAAAAATATTTTAACGGATGGAAATTTTGGAGAATGTGCTGTCTATTGACAAAATAAAACACCTGCAAGAACTTGGAGTGAATACAGGTAACGCATCAATGACTTGGATGTTATATCCTTATGAAGAAGGCAAACAACCACAATTATCTTTACGAGAGTGGAGAACTTTCAAGGAACGGTATAGAAAGGAATGAATTATGAATAAAAGAACAATGCAAATAGACGTAATTGAGGAAGTAAAAGGAACTCAATTCATGCAATGCAAACTGTATATAGATGGCAATGCGAGTGTTATTCTTATGCATAAAATCGATTATGAAAGGCTGAAAGAAGAAGGAATCTTCATAAGAGATGGCAAAAGTCAAGATTCAGCCGGAGTGTTGAATACAACCAATACTTTCATTGAAAAAAATTAATACTCAAAACAAGAAAAAAATGAACAAAGAAGAATTTCAGACAAAGAAAAATGATATTGATTCAAAAATAAGGGAATTGAAGAATCAGAAAATTCAGTTGGAAAAGGAATACATTGAATCCAACCAAGTATTCCCTATTGGAAGCAAAGTCTGTATAACGGTCCCGGCTCATGAAAGGATATTGGTCCCCGAAGCGAAGAAGCTAGCCTATATTGCAGATTATGAGATTGATGATAACGGAGAGGTTGTCCCCTCTTTAAGACAGTTGGATTGCAATGGGGGCATGTCAGCAATACCTTTATTTGTTAATTTAAAGAAGGCTATAATTGAAGGCATTAAGGAACAAATATGAATAAGATAGAAAAATTGGCAGGACAATATAATGCCGCCTTTACTTGTTTAACAGTAATAGAAAGTGAATTGACCAAAGAATGTCAGAAGTACGTTTCGTGGGATACCGTTCAAGTAAGCATTACTGGTGGCGGTGCTCCCATTGTAAAAGCAAGGAATGAGATAGATGCCGTTCCTTTGGAAGATTTTGTAGACCATGTTAATAAACATGGTAATATGACAGAATCCGCCTACGGATATTTGGCTTGTATTTGATTTAAAACAATAAAATTATGGCTATTATAGGAATTGACTTTGACGGAACAGTCGTGACACACGACTTTCCCAAAATCGGCAAGGACATAGGTGCCGTGCCTGTATTGAGAAAATTGGTTGATAACGGACACAAACTTATCCTGTTTACCATGAGAAGTGACATTGATGAGGTGACTTCCGATGATTACAACATACACAAACAGGGAGGAAAGTATTTGTCGGAAGCCGTACAATGGTTTATGGACAACAACATTCCCTTGTTCGGTATAAACGAGAATCCTGAACAGCATACATGGACACTATCACCCAAACCTTATTGTCACATATACATTGATGATGCGGCATTGGGATGTCCGTTGAAATATGATGTAAACCTGTCAAACAGACCGTTTGTTGATTGGATGGAAGTAGAAAACACTCTTATGAAAAGAAAACTTATATGAATAATTTTAAACTATATATCGCCCGTGACGAAGGCAAATGGGATAAAGGTGTACAAACAACAGGAGAACTGAACCTATTTTATGATACCCCGCAACTTCTGTTTGACGTGAAGGACTGGACATCGTACTGGGGTAATGCTCGTAAGATAGCGAATATTCCCTCTTACATGTATCCGCAAGTCAAGGATAAGGAGTGTTATGTTTTCAACAATCTTGAATTATACCAAAGTTTTAACTGATAATAGAGAGGATAGGCAGTTAGCCTATCTTCTCTTTTCGTATTTTCTTTTCATTTTCCTTCTTTCTACCCGTGATATACCCATGCTTTGAGCAATACCGAACAGGATTTCCTTTTCCGAATCGTTAAGCATATCATATACTTCTTCTTTGCTTTTTCCGCTAATCATAGCCATAAAAATCTTTTTCATAATGATTTATTTTAGTTTTTTCTTACAACAATCGCAAATCTCGTCTTTTATAGGTTTTGTAAATAAAGCACCTACATATCCTGCAAGGTATCCGGCTTCTTCTGATGAAGGCTTTATGCCATAATGATCAATTATATGACCAATCATGTGTTGTTTTTCATGCTCTAGTGTATTCATAAATTCTTCATCAGACGTACTGTGACTGATAATGATTACAGTGCACTTATTGTTTGAATACGTTACACCGTAATTGTATTTTTCAGTCTTTATCTTATCCGTTATCCTGTTCAGCAAATGAAAAGGACAGCCAATATATTCCAGTCTGTATATCGCTCTTAAATAAGAGTATTTATCCACAGAATAGAATACATCAACCGTCCAGTCATATTCTTCAATGTATAGTCTTTGGCGTACCATAGCAATCAGATATAATCCTCCCAAGAGAAAGGTGTTCCACAGGCTATACACTTTGCATAATACTCGTCAAGAGCACGGGTAGGGCTTCCGTCAACATCGTCAAGATAGTCTTTTACAAACATACAGGCATATTGTTCATTGACTATGGATGAACCCATATAGTCGGCACGTACCATATTCAATACATAAACCTTGTTGTATTCCACATCATTCTTCAACTCAACATTGAATTGCTTCATTAATGTTTCCACTTGATCCTTGTCATACGGGTGTATTTTGTTTCCGTTCCTGTCTTTCATTTTGGAAACGGCATATTCACATAATTTCTTAGAGAAGTTCCATCCGTGTTCTGCAAGATATTTTTCCATTCCCGAAGGAAGTTTCTCATATACATCTAATCTCGTTCTTTCCATAGCTTTTGTTTTTAAAAAGATAGCCCGTAGCAAACCACTACGGGCTTAAACCAATTTAATTAGCGTCTACGTCTGGCGTAAGGACCAGTACCTTTGACTCCGCGTCTTTCTCCGTACTCATCATCATCATCCCAAATACGCCCATCATCGTCCATTCTTCTACGCATTCCACGCTCACCGTAACGTCCATCCATTTCCTCCATAGCGTCACGATAACCTTCTTTATACGCTTTTTCTAATTCCCGGTCCATATCTTCACCTTCAAAGCTACGGCCCATTCCATATACTTTCCAACCCATAGTGTTTATTTTTTATTGTTGTTATTATTATTGTTTGTATGTTGCACGTCAGGCAATTTGATACCAGAAGCAGCAAGTTGTGCAAGTATATCCTTTATCTGTGACAATTCACCTTTAAGTTCCTTCATCTCCTTGTCCTGCTGTGCCTTTTCGGCAAATGCAGGATTCAACGCTGTAAGCATCTCATCGCAGCTTTTGATTACTTTCTGATGGTATTCCACAGATTCCACAACCCTTACACTACTTATTTTCATTGCTTCTATCTCTGCATTGATGGCATCCTTGCTTTCCGATACAACCACATTTCCGCCTACTTGGGAAAAGTCTGCTATACTAAGATTGGCTGGCAACTTTTGAAAATCAAGAGTATCATCTCCAACCTTAACTTTCACATCCACAACCATTTCATTTTGCGGAAGAGGATATGCTGTATATCCGTTCTGATATTTAGGAACAGGATTTGAAACACTTACCACAGTGCCCACATCACATCTTGGGTTTTCCCCTTTATGCAATATGAAAAACTGCTGTCCTTGTCGTATTGATTGAAACATACTTATTCTAACTTTTTAATATCATTTTACAGTGCTTCTAGCCTGTGCGGCAGTAGCAGGTGCAACGATATGATTAACTACTTGAAATATCCCATTACATTTGTCGTAATAGACAAAGTATTTATTCCCCTGTGAAATTTCACTAGACGGAATCTGATCCCCAGAACCGTTCACCAAAGGAACCTTGCTTGTGGATGTTGATGTGGTATTTGTCAATGTAGTAGCTACAGAAACAAGATACGCATCAGACCCAGCAGCAGGAACATGATTTACGCTTAAAAGCAAAATACCTTGATTTGGCAATCGTCTGAACAGACACGGGTTAATACCATAGATAACCTCTGAATTTGTCGTATCTGTCGTTACAGAAGATGTCCGAACAAACGGTATTCCTCCAAAGTCAAGTCTATGTACTCCTTTAAAACGGTTAGCGTTATATCCCATCATATAAGGATTAAAAAAATAACTCATAACTTTTCCCTTTCTTTAGAATTTTACTATTTTTGCATCGGGATAGATAGGAGTGATCAACCTATTGAAAAGGGTTTGCTAACGCCCTTCCCTCTTTTTTTCTATGTTAGCATCACTAAAACTAGTTAGCAATGACAAACGAAGAATTTATTAAGAGCATCTCCTTGGAAGGAGAAATTTGGAAGGACGTAATCGGATATGAAGAAACATATATGGTTTCTTCATATGGTAGAGTTGTGTTTAAAGAACGTTTTAGAGATAATGGCAATGGTGGATACGTTATGCCACCAAAGCTATGTCATTTAATGGAAACGAAATTTGGATACTTACAAGCTCGCCTATATAAAGATAATAAAGAGAAAAAATGCTATGTTCATAGATTAGTTGCATCTGCACATATATCTAACCCTAATAATTATCCCATAATAGACCATATTGATACCAACAGGAAAAACAACAAAGTATCTAATTTAAGATGGTGCAATTCCTCTATGAATGCTCTAAATCCAATAACAAGAAAAAGAAACTCTTTATCTAAAATTGGAAATAGAAAAATTATTCTAGCAAACAGTAAATCTGTTGTTCGTATCAATCCAAGTAATCCTAATGATATTAAGATTTATGAATCACCCACTTTTGCTAAGAAAACAGAAGGATATAACCAAGGTCATATTTCCGCTGTATGTTTAGGTAAAAGAAAGTATCATAAAGGATATAAATGGATGTACCTATCCGATTACGAAGCCCAATTCAATAAGTCAAAGAACTCTTAACTAAACTTTAGCAATTGCAACCACAGTTGTCACCAGCAGCATAACCTGCGCCAAAACCAGCCATGAACGGATAACCTCCATAGCAACAATTTGGGTTAGGCACTATATAGGATGGAACTGGGCACGGAGCCTTAAGCTGTCCAACGATATTAGCGGTCTGTGCCTGCTGAGAAGCAGCTAAAGCTAAATTGCTATTTTCCTGTCTCAGAGCATCAATCTTGTTTTGCATTTCACGCATTTCAAGCTGACAGAACTTGTCATTGATGATTGCGCTTTGAGCATCAATCTTAGCAGATATGATGTTGAACTGAGTGTTTGCATTGCTAGTCAGAGTGTTGGTCTGCTCTACAGTAGCCAATCGGCTATCGCATCCTTGACGTTCGATAGCGGTACGGATATCACAGCAGCAAGAAGCAAGCTGAGAACCGATAGCTGCACTATTGGATTGAATTGAGTTGATGATCTGTTGAGAGGAAAGACCTACCTGGTTACCAACTTGCTGAATCTGTCCTTGAATTTGGCAGATAGCATTCTGCAACTGTTGAGTAGAGCAGTTCAAAGAGCTAGCCAACTGGTTGATAGCTGTTCCGTTTCCTTGAATAGCATTCATCAACAATTCACGTCCTGCTTCATTGTTCAATTGAGCAGGGATTCCGTTTGCTCCATTGCCAAACCCGTTACCGAATCCGTTACCACCCCACAGGAAGAAGAGCAGGATAATCCAGATCCAATAACAACCAGCACCACCCCAAGCGTCTTGATTTTTGTTTCCATTCATCAAGGCAGCTACAAGATTGGGGTCTAATCCTTTATTCTGCAACAGTGCAGGAATCATTGACATAATACCTGCGCTTTCTCCAGCGGCAGGATTGTCGAACATAAAAATTTTGTCTGAACCCATAATATTGTAATTTAATGTGTGTGTATTATAACTCCCGTAAAGACTGTGCACTCATCTTTAAGAAAGTAAATTTACAACATGGGTGGTCTAAACAAAAATAAAAATTTCGTAGTATAACTTATTGTGTTTCAGATAGTTTAAACTTGTTAAAATAAGTTATTTGCTTGTGTGTTGTTTTTCCTATTCGTATATTAGCGCAATAATTTTAAAATAGAGGAATTGAAGATGAAAGAATTAAAAAAATGGAATAATAATCCAATAAAGATTACGTATTTAATACCTAGTGGAAACAAGTACGCTTATATAAAATTAGGTGACACTGTTGATCTGATGAACGGAACATATAAAATAACCGCTTTGGATAATGAAGAAAACATTTTCCAAGCGGTTAATATGGAGAATAAAGATGATTGTGTTACAATGTATGCGTATGAGGTTGTCTAGTTTTTAGTCTTGTATTTACCCCTTGACTTCTTTGGACGTATAAGCCCGTTGTTTTTAAGAGCATCCAATGTTTCTTTCAAATAAACGGGCTTTGTCATTCCTTGTACTCTCACAGGAGATAATAACGGTTGTACGGGATGAAATTTAGTGCCTTTATATGTAAGTCTTGCAAACTCTGTGTCGCTCACATCAAGATACTTAATGGCATTTTCTCTATCAAAATAAGACGGTATGATAGTGGATTTGTTTATTGCGTCAGTAAGGAAATTGAACTGTTCCGCATCAACATTCGAGTTTCCGCTTTTCAATGCTAGAGATATTCCGTCAAGTAAAGAGGCTAATATCGTGTTGTAATTCATTCCCATGTCCTACTCAATAGATGATATGTTTGCTGTTCCCGTAACACTTACCTTGCTTCCCGGTGTGACTGAAAAATATTCCACCGTTCCTGCTGGGAGAAGCATTCCTGTTGGTGCTATTCTGCTTGATCTGCTTTTCGTTTCCTGTACCAATGAGATACGGCATCCATCCGATGTTGCTACTCTTATAAGGTTTGACAATGCTGTGTATTCCTTGTCGGTAACATCTTCCGATGCTGATATTCTTGCAGCCACTAAACCTTTTAACGCTTCGTCCTTTGAAGCGTTTTTGGTGGAGAAATACCCACCTATCTGTTGTTTATCATTGTTTTCCATATCCTTTCAAGTAAGATTGTTTCACACTTTCGGCAAACTCGTTCAGTTTTACATAATCCGGGTCAAGTTTGTTTAAAATACCTTTTCTGAGAGCCGCTTCTTCCTCTCCGTTTGGAAATTCATCCTTTATGGCGGCATCTACCGTTTTGTCGTATGATACAGGGTTCTTTACACGCTGTACATCGGCTTTCCACTTTTTGACGAACTTTTCCTGTACAATATTTCCCATATCGTCCGTTTCGGGTTCGTTAACTTGTTCAATGTTTAAATGAACATTGCTATATCCAGTGCCTAAATCAAAGATAAAGGCAGGCTTCTCGTCAAAAATCAAACCTCTTTCCATAGTTTAAATATCTAATGTTCCATCAAAATAATAACCCCTATTGAATTTTATGACAACATCTTCCAATGGTAAAAGGCTTTTGTCTACTTGGGAAAGGAATGCTCCTAATGTTTCGTATCCGCCTTTCACAAAGCATTTTTCTCCTTTGAACAGTATCTGCATTCTTACCCATGTACTATTGTCCTTCTTTGTAGATGGTCTTACATCAAAATCAAGAATGTCTATATGCTCATCGACAAGTTTGTCTATCTTTACATCCTTTCCGTCAAACTTTCTTGACACTCTTATATTTAAGTCACTAATCTTTGTCATGTGGCTATTATTATTAACTAAAACTTTATTAATTAAGTTTTTAGAATCACAGTGCATCAACATACCCATATAACTCGTAATTGATTTTGGGTTATTACGTTTTGACGCAAAGTTTTTCTTTATTCTCTTTCTTATTTTGGTATGACCGGGAGTAAAGACGAATCCACCGAAATCTATTCCTTCTGAAACGGGGAATATCCTGTAATTTTTCTTCATCTCCAGTTTCTTTTCATACCACAGGTAATTTCTTATCCTCCACAGCCATTCATGCAACTGTTTCTTATCATGGGATAATATCACCATATCATCGGCAAATCTGAAATAATGCTTTACTTTGAACTGTTCCTTTATAACATGATCCAAAGACCTTAATACCAAATGGCTTCCTATCTGAGCGTCAGGATTGCCAATAGCCAGACCTTTGTTGCTGTAATTAAGCGTATTCATAAGCCATAACGCATCCCTGTCTTTCAAGTCTTTGCTATATGCCTTCTTGTAAACGCTGTGTCTTACGGACGGATAAAACTTCTTAATATCCATTTTCAAAACGTATATTTTTCCGTTTTTGTCCATTTCAAGCAATGTCCGTTTCATCTTTCTCACAAGGGAGTGCTTTTTAACCTTACTTGTAATACCCCTTTTGGGCAGACAGTTATATGAATCAAGTGTAAGGCTTTTTGTCCATCTGTCCATCATGGGTATCAAAAGGCTGTGCTGGATAATCCTGTCTGGGTAAAACGGGAGTTTGTGTATCTCCCTTACCTTTCCTGCATCAGTCACTTTCTCTATCACCTCATACTTGCTTACATGGTATGATTTGTCTTTGAGCATCTGATAAACATTCTGATGATATTCATCCTTATGTTTCTCATAATCCCTCACACCCCTGTGATTTCTCTTTCCTTTCTTTGCCTTTTCAGCAGCAGAGATAATATTATCCATACTGCCTATCGTTTCAAAAATATTATTCAATCTTTTCATCTTACGTGCTTTTCTTTGTCCGTTGAGCCAAAGATAACTAACTTTCCATATACCTACAACTGTAAATGTACTAATAAGTTCCCATCCTCAAACAATGGGTTGTCTTGACATTTTTCATCTTCCTGACGAGGCTTCTGTATAGCAGTAATTTTTTTAGCACGTTAGCTGCCACCGATGTTCGTGTTCGCGTTTGAAGGATCATGGTTCAAATTACCATTCCGCAGAGAACAATTGTCGTTGTTCGACTTACCACCAAAGTAAACACCACCATTCTACAGACCGCCTTTTTTCAACTAACCGCCTTTGACAGACTTATTTAACTTTGCTGACGCATTTGGTTAGATTTTTAATTATGCAAACTTAAACATTATTAATATATTTTGCAAGTTTTGGGAGGGGGATTTTTCACTTCGTGAAAAATTAGGGTTGGGTTATTGTACAACGAAAGCCGCCACCGATGTCCGTGCCCGCGTGAGAAGGATCATGGTGCAAATTACCAAGCCGCAGAGAACAAGAGTCGTAGGTCGACAGACCACCAAAGAAAACACCACGTCTTCCTATTTTACCCGAACCTGCATTTCCCGTAAACCAGTTGTAATGACATTCCCCCGTGTGAAGATTGCTTCCCTTGACCTCTCCAATGAGCGAGTTCTCAAAGTTCTTCGTTATGTATCCTTCACCTCTAGCCATAGAACCGACAAAATCATACGTATTCTCAAATCCATAAGATTCCCCAGGATTCTTATCTGAGGCTACATTGTCTGTAGTCAGATTGTTTACGTCATAGGTCTGATAAATATCTATGGACGTAGAATCGTGCATGACACAATCTATCCCACTGTACCACATCCATATATCTCCCCACCCGGCAATACGTCCGCGAATGATAGGTTGCGTGAAGCATATTTCTATTTCACGGTTTGTCACTGCCGCATTATCCGGGATACTCCATCCGCTAGTAACAGTTGCAGTGACAAACTTGGCTACGATACCCGACATCTCCCCGTCAGCCAATCCGTTATGACCTTGGAAGTTGTAGTATTTGTATTTTGTGCTTTCATATTCAAACTCGGTGTCGGGAGCGACATTGTGTTCCTTTGCGTATGACATGGCAAGCTGTGCTTCAAACATCTTCATGCAAGGACGGTAGTTGTTTATGAGTTGTGAAAAATTGTAAGCAGTTCCTGTTTCTGATGCTTTAAATCCTTGCCCGTTCAACTTGTAATATACATAGGTCTGACCGTCCGCCTTCTTGAATCTGACGCCTGTCATTTTTCCCCAGCTTGACGCATCGGGGGCTGAATCGTTGGATGATATTCCTCTTCCGCAAACAGACTGTGCGTGCAGGTCTTTTGTTCTGAATTTGATAAAAAGAAGCGTACACCACACTTCAAGGTCAAGGGCGAACGCATTGGCGTAAGGATAGTTCTTTGCCGTATCCGTATTTTTGTTTCTAGCATACTTCTCAAAATCAAAACGTGATACATTTGTCGTAGGCCACCCGTTTCCTTCCATTATGTTCACGCCTAGATTTCCTGCTGCCGTTGTTCCTTTTACCGTGTTGTCAAAAATAGATCTCTGCTTCCCATCCTTTATCGTGGAGTAACCGATACTCATTCCGAACGGTTTTATCTCTATGGCCGTATCGCCACCGTATGTAAACGGAGCGTCACTGACGAGCCTTCTTTCGTATGTATCATCCGTTCCTCCGTTGATTATCCAGAAAGGCTTGGTGTTTACAAGCATGATGTCACTTCCGTCATCTTCTACTAGTCCTTCTATATCGGGAGCGTAAGTTGAAGAACTAGTTATTACAATATTTGACGGGCTACCGTCAGCCATTTTGAAGAAATTGGTCTGGTCAAGGAATCCTACTACCTTACCGTCCTTTACCTTTGCCACACGGAACGAGTTGAGGATAGGATGGGATTGTTTGAACTCTTCCTTTCCTATCCATGTCTGAAAGGCTGGGTCTGCCTGTCCTCTTCTCATCTCCACTCCATATATATTACCCTGCTGCATCTTTATCTGTTCGAGAAGCGTTTTGTAGTCATTGGTAAAGTCGTTTGTGGATAACGCCTTGCCGTCCACCTTGTCTACCTTCTTGTCTAGGGCTGCTTTCTGTGCGGTGGATACGGGCTTTTCGGCATCGGACGTATTGTCCACATTTGACAGACCTATATTGTTTTTCGTTATATTGACATTGCCCGTCCTGTAAGACTGTTCGGCATTACCTTTCACGCCTATGACGGTATTCTTCTGTGCGCCTTTCTCTATCCCGTCAAGCTTATCTTTCAACAGGGTAGTAAAGTTATTGTCGGTATGCACATAGTTTTCGTCCTTTACCATGCCCTGTCTTATCTTGGACACCGTGACGGATTTGTTCTCTTTAGGGCTTCCCGTCACACATGGTATCATCTCTTCTCCCGTAGCGGTTTCAACGGGAGGCATCTGTGAAATTTTAAGATTATCTTCCATTTTTTTTATAGTATTAATATACGATCTTACACCAAATAAATTTTGATAACTTTTAGTTATAAAAGTCATAATTATTTTGGTGCTAAGGTAATAATAAAATGCCTAAATTTATATATATTATAAGTTTTTTTTGCGAATTAAGCATTAAGATAAAAGTTCCTCTTAATGCTGTTGGTGTCATCATTAGAAGTGATGGCACTCAAATTGAAATGAATTGATTTTATCTTTGGTGTCCGATTGTATATCAGTGCCGATGATAATCAATAAAAATAGTTTCGCATTCCATTTTTTTTTCGTATCTTTGAGTATTGAAAATCAAATAAAATCGCCATGTTGAGAGCTTATAAATATAGAATCTATCCGACAGAAGAACAGAAGGTTTTGCTTGCCAAGACCTTCGGCTGCTGCCGCTTTGTCTATAACTGGGCACTCAAGATGAAGATTGAAGCCTACAAGCAGGAAAAGAAATCTATTGGCAATGTTGAACTGACCAATCGCATGAAGAGGGAATTGAAAACGGAATATGAGTGGTTAGGTGAGGTAAATTCGCAATCTTTGCAAAGTGCGTTGAGAAACCTTGACACCGCCTTTAAGAACTTTTTCCGTGATACTCATGCAGTAGGCTTTCCTAAATTAAAAAGCAAAAAGGACAGGCAGAGTTTTCAGTGCCCCCAGCATTGTGTCGTGGATTTCGGCAAAGGAACAATCACCATACCGAAAGTAAAGGATATTCCTGCTGTGTTTCACCGTAAATTCAAGGGAACGGTTAAAACCGTCACCATCAGCATGACACCATCGAGAAAATACTTCGCTTCCGTATTGGTTGATACGGACATTGAAGAACTTCCGACAACACCGATACATGGCGATACGTGTTTGGGCATAGATTTGGGTATCAAATCACTTGCCGTATGTTCTGACGGGAGAATGTTTGACAACCCGAAAAACCTGCAACGAAGCCTTGATCGTTTGAAACTACTTCAAAAGCGGTTGAGCCGCAAGAAAAAAGGTTCTTCAAACCGCAATAAGGCACGCATTTGCGTAGCTAGGTTACATGAACATATTGCCAATTGCCGTAAGGATAACCTTCACAAAATCACCTATGCACTGACGCACGACAGCCAAGTGCGTACCATCTGCATGGAGGATTTGAACGTGAAAGGAATGATGCAAAACCACCACTTGGCACAGGCAGTAGGTGACACATCTTTCGGGATGTTTCTTACGCTGCTTAAATACAAGTGCAGTTGGTATGGTGTGAACCTCATTCAGATAAACCGATTTGCCCCAAGTTCAAAGACTTGCGGAAAATGCGGTTATGTGTATAAAGGATTGAAACTTAGCGATCGCAGTTGGATCTGCCCAGAATGTGGCACACACCATGACCGTGACTTCAATGCAGCTTGCAATATAAAGGAATTTGGCTTAAAAGCCCTACCCACGGAGCGTGGGAAAGTTAAGCCTGTGGACTGTCATAAAAGCAATGACAGGAAGAAGCAGGAAAAGAGAGGATGTATTGGCATCTCCAAGCCGCCAAACTAAAGATTTAGCGGTAGCTCACTCCGTTAATATTAAACCATTGTTTTCAAGCAATACGTTGTATCCGTTCTCGGTGATTATGGTATTCCGAAGCACTTCCAGTGTAATTCTTGAATCAGCAAGATTCCATGAATTGTCAGAAAACGGCATATACCCGTCTTTCTTTACAGACAGCGACATCGTGCCATTTGCCATACCCCGTACTTTCACTGTACCGTCAGACAACGTTTTGTACTGTACACCTCCCACCGTAACCGTTGCGTCCTGTATGGGTGAGCCTGATACGTCCACCACCGTTATCGTTACGATAGCCTTTGGTCTATAGTAATCAATCAAATCCTGTTCGGTGAATCCGTCATCCTGTTTGGTGGGGACGGAATCGAACCCGAAGGAGTTGTAGAAAGCCAGGTTCATATAAGAAGAACCGTAACTATTAAAAAATATTACGTTGTTATTGCTTCCATCGGTAGGATTTACAATTGTTACGGTTTTCTTTTTGTTTAGCAGGTTGTTTGTTTGAATTGTTTCATTTAACGTTCCATCCAAATAGGTAACGCCATCCGCATTTCTATAATTATATGCAATTGTATTAGGTTGTCCGTATATAGAAAAGCTATTTTGGGCATACCATGTCTTATATAACGCTAATGGGGTTGCTGTCATGAACAACACCTTCACCCCTTGCTGCAAGTTCTCCACAACACCGTAATCATCCACTCCATCAGTTATTAGGGCGTTGGGATATTTAGGCAGGAACTCTATTGTTACGTCCATATCTCCTATATCCCCTGTAACTCCTATGGCGTTATACAATGAAGTGGTTCCTTCGGGATAGGTTAATGTCACTTCATGTTCTCCGTTGTCAAAGGTATAAAATCCGCCATTTCTGTTTACCAAACTAACTTGTCTGCCATCAGAAAGACCTGTAACCTTAAACTTATGCGTTGGGTTAGAGTTTGCCGGAACTATGTTTACCATGTTATCCGTAGTGGATAGTTTTTTAGTAATATGAATAATTCTGTTATCCGTAACAGTAACATTTGCTCTATCGGGTAGAATATTAGTGCTAGCAATATCATACCCTCCCACACCGCTCATTGCAGCAAACAGAAAATTGTTAAGTTTCAGAGGTCTGTTGTTTCCACTATGGTCTTGCAGGTATGGATTGGCTTTTAGTATCTCGTTTGTGGGAACGGATTGTCCTGACGGTAGCTGGGTGATGGTAATGTTACAAGCACCGACAATATTGCCGTTTCTGAATGACAGATTACCGTTTACGGTTCCTAATGGCGGAATATCATATGTTCCGTCTTGTGTGATATTAACTAATTTTACATTAGCACTATATCCCCAGTATAATTCCTGCCCGTCAACTATACCTTTCACTTCCACTTTCATTCCTGGGAAATTTTTTGTTTGGTCAGGAATGTAGCATTTTACTGTATCGTTTAGTGTAGCAAATCTAGTTATGACAAATGAGGTGCTTGTTATAATTATATCAGCATTTACAGATGGATGTGAACTCCAATCATTAAAGTTTTGGCTGTATGTATCCACAGGCTTTGACATATCGTACCAGAACACCATGTGTTTTGGTATCCATTTTTCTATCACCTTGTTTATATCGGTTTTTCCTGTACCTGCCGATTTTACAAGTCCAAGTTTTCCTATGTTAAAAAAACCTATTTTTCTCATTTTTCGTCCATTTTAACCCACTCATCAGATAAAAGCAGCTTCTCAAACTCTCTTGTGCCAGTGTCGTATGTGTCGTAAGGGAAAGGGTGTTCCGTTCCGTCCTCAGGTAACGTCATAGGCATCACTTCCATAACCTTCTCGGTATGGATCATATAATACAGACCGTCTGTCGATCGTCTGAAAACGGACAGATCATCTTCCGAAAACATAATCTCGGCATCTATTTTTGGTACTATAGAAAACTGCATATTATGAATTTTATCTATTATCGCAAAGATAATTAAAAAAAAGTTAAACGTATTGGTTGCATACAGTTTTATGTCGTATATTTGCTGAAAATTTAAAAAAAATATAACGATGAATGTATTAAGCCTTTTCGATGGAATGTCGTGCGGACGGATAACACTTTCCGAACTTGGCATTCCTGTAGAAAAATATTATGCGTCCGAAGTGGACAAGTTTGCCATAAAGGCAACTATGCAGAACTTCCCTGACACCATACAACTTGGTGATGTAAGAGAGTTGGATGTTAGCTTGCTAGATAAGATAGATTTGATAATCGGAGGATCTCCATGTACGAACCTGTCCATGTCCGGCAAGAGAAAAGGGCTTTCAACGAAAGAAGGCATGGAGGTTTTAGACTTGAAAACGTATCTTGAATTGAAGGAGAACGGTTTCGAGTTTGAAGGGCAATCCTATCTGTTTTGGGAATACATACGTATATACCACGAACTTATTGAGCGTGGTGACAATCCCAAGTTCTTCCTTGAAAATGTGGAAATGGGAAAGAAATGGGAATCTGTGTTCAATGAAACAATAGGGAGGAAAGGGATACATATCAACTCCGCACTTGTATCGGCACAAAACAGAAGGCGCATATACTGGACGGATATTTATGACGATATTCCACAGCCGGAAGATAGGGGTATATTGTTAAGGGATATTCTTGAAGAAGAGGTTGATGAAAAATATTTCTTGTCTGACAAGATGATTGAATGCTTGAAGGGCAGGGTAAAGACGGAAAAATTCAGTCCTGTCCAGTTTAGCCCTATCAAGTTTCCGTATGAACAAAAGGCTCGCACTATAAATACAAGATTGTTCAAGATGGGTGACAATGACAATTACATACAGGTGGATAATGATCCGATATGTGTTGCGATGCGAGGGCGTGAATCAGCCTGCCTTACTCCAAAAAGAACCGAATATGGAAAAAAGATAAGAAAGGAATATGAAGCCGGGATTGTAAAGGAACAGAGAAAGAACATCCAACAGCTTGAACCTAGGGAAGATGGAAAAACCAATTGCCTTACAACAGTACAAAAGGATAATCTGATAGTTGTTTCGGGAACGATATGTGGATTTGGAGGGAGGCATTTCCGTGAAATAAAATCTGGTAAATCATGTACACTGCTGGCAAGGGCTAGAAATGATGGAAGCACACAACCATGCGTTATAATTGCTACTCCTAATATTGCCGATATTACAATTCCAAACAAATATATAAAGAAAAATATACGCAGTATAGACGATAAGGCTCATACATTACTTGCTACATCACACAAGGGAGCAATGGCAAACGGTATGACGCTAGTTGATAACGGTAATTTTCGCATTCGTAGGCTTACCCCAACCGAGTGTGCACGGCTTCAAACTATTCCCGAATGGTATATATGGGATGGAATATCCGATACTCAGCGTTACAAGATGCTTGGGAACGGATGGAATATAGAAACAATCAAACATATATTTAAATATTTAAGACGATGAATGTACTAAGTTTATGTGACGGGATAGCTTGTGGACGTACTGCACTAGAGAGAGCAGACATAAAGGTAGACAAGTATTACGCAAGCGAAATAAACGAACCGTCTATCAAGGTTGCACTGGATAATTATCCCGATATAATTGAATTAGGGGATATTAGAAACTGGGACAAATGGGATATACAGTGGAAAGATATTGATTTATTGATTGGCGGAACACCATGCCAGGATTTCTCACAGTTAGGGAAAGAGAAACTGAACTTCGATGGAGAGCGTTCGGGATTGTTCTTTGAATACGTCAATATACTCAACCACATCAGACAGTTTAACCCTAACATAAAGTTCATGCTCGAAAACGTGAAGATGAAATCCGATTGGGCTGATTTGATTTCGTCACATCTTGGAGTAGACTATGTGTATATCAACAGTTCCGATTTCTCCGCGCAAATGAGAGCAAGATACTACTGGTGCAACTGGGAAATACCTGCATGGAAGGACAAGGGAATATTGTTCAAGGACATAATCACGGACGGGTATGTGGAGAAAGACAAGTCATGGTGTATGCTTGAATCATGGAACAGGTTTGCCAAGAACCCCGAATCACTGTTGAGAAGATATAAAAAATCACTTACACCGCTTATATTCAACTCACCCGACTGTAATCCCGAAAAAGGTTTCAGAACGCCAAATATTACGGAAGCAGAAAGATTACAGACCGTACCCGAAGGATACACCAAGTCGGTACAGCCACATATAGGCATGGGGCTGTTAGGGAACGGATGGACGGTAGATGTTATTAGTCATATTTTTAAAGGACTTATATCATAAAAAAAGTCAGATAAGTGGATTTATTATGGAAATAAAGAATGGAATAATAATAGATGGTGTGTTGCATGAAATGAGCAAAACATTCAATGAAAATTTCGATTGCAGCGAATGTTCATTGTGTAAAGAATGCAAAGAGTGTAAGATGGAGCATGAATCATACCTGTGTAATGTGATGGGATGTTTCTGTTTTGTCAATCGTGGCAAAGTAACGGATATTAAAACAGAGGAGGAAAAGAAATGAAACAGACATTAGAAAAAGCGGCTCATTCTTTCGCTGAAAGCAGAAGCAGCGGAAGTATGTTTCCGGCATATTATATGGGGTTTATCGCTGGCGCAGAGTGGCAGAAAGAACAAGCTATCGAAGTTCTTTCCTCCGTTTTAGAGAATTGGGTACATGGCGGTGATGCAGACTGTATCATTGCGGAGTTTGAGGAAAAACTAATGAAAACGAAATAAACACTCCCCCTTGCTGGTAAACGGCAAGGGGGATGATTGTTCTTATAACCCCGGACCCATAGAAAGAAGCAATGTACTATCTTTATATGCAGCACTGTTAAGGCTTACCCATATCCTTGCGGTTCCTGCATTAATCAGTTCCGATGATATTAATATTCTCACTTTCTTGTCAATGCTGGAATTGGCGGATACTGAAAAATTCTCTATTGTTTCTCTTGATTCACCTATAACCATAGGATCTTCAAATTTCTTACTTGCAAACCTAGACATACAACTATTATTACGGAAAGAAATAGAGCTACTCGAACCGTTTCTTACTCTTACGGTAACTTCAATATATCCCATAACGGATGGCATCACTCCACCAAGTATTGTTATGCTTACGTAAGAACCAACTATCTCTATATCTCTTTTACTTACCATTGGAACAGTGTATGTTATATGAGCAATATCGGAGTCATCCTGCTTCAATATAGCTGTACTAAGGAAAGGATAAACTTCCCAATCACCAGCAGTCATACCCCACGAGTTTACAGTAACCGTAGCGTATCCTGTTCCTATCTTCTTGTCGGCAGTAACACGCCTAGACATCTGACTGGTCTTGTGCTTAACATAGACACCGAAATAGCAATCAGCTATCTCGGCAAAGTCACCCATGTTAAGAAAATCAGTATCATGCCCTTCCGATGGCATCATTATAGCCGCAGAACAGACAAAATTACTACTTGTAAACTGATTGGTAGCAGTATCTGGGCAGGAGAATCTACTTATCGGTGCACTGGCACGATGGTTGTATCCGTTAAAGTCGGTAAGGCGAAATGGAAACTTTCCTCCTGTAGGTGGAGTATATTCCCATCCGTTCATGCTTCCATCAGCGTGTTTTGGTGCATCCCAGTATCCTGCCATTTGAAAAGGTTTGACACCACAGTTCCCATCCCATCCTTGCCACCATTTTTCATTTGGTCCAGGTGCAAGGCTTTCGTAACGTACAGGCTTGTACCGTGCCCACGGGTTTATTTTCCCGTGGGTGTTTGCACAAGCATATCCTAAATCATAATCCCCGTCGACATGACCTATGCCAAGAGTGGCGTAAACGTCACCAGCAAGGTTTATCGGGGCTGTAATCTTTCCATTAGAATGACTCATAATATTTTTTTATTAATTGTTAATACCTAATCTCTTTTCCAATTCTCTTACTCTTTTCTTTAATCTTGTAACCTCATCATCGACTTCCTGCAAACCTTTCCATACAACGGGGATAAGTCTTTCATAATCTATGGTGTAATAGTCCTTGAATATGTCACTGACCCACTGACTGTAACCGCCGGAAAGTAAATCCTGGGCGATAAGACCATAATTCCATTTTTTATGATTGAATATCTCGGAATTTCTCTTGGCAAGATTGTTCCAGTGATATTTCACGCTCTGGAATTTGCGGATAATACCCATAGCGTCATAATCCTGAATATCGGTTTTCAACCTTATATCGGAAGAGGACGCTTTGGCGGTTATTGCTCCGGTTGCGATGATATTAGCACTACTTGTAATATTCTTTCTTGCATATATTCCTCCACTGGTTGATATTGCAGTAGCTGTACTAAAATCAGTATTATCTCCATTTTCAACATAAAATCTCTTTCCCCCGAACACTCTCACCCATGAACTGTCTTGCATATATATTCCACCACCATAATTCTGATGATACCACCCTGAATTTCCTGTGCTTCTGAACCAATCGCTGCATTGGATGGAACTTGGGAGTTTTAAATATACATTACTACCACCATTTACATTAACGCCAGCACCTGTATGGGAGGAATCATGGTCTTGTATATAGAATGTTCTGGCAGTAGTCCACACATCCGCACTAGAAGCCCTACTGTCAGCCAGCGTGGAAGCACCTCCAGCCGATACAGCCACAGACGTGTTGGATGTGGATTGCAGATTTTCCCATGCGGAAACGTTACACCCATAAGACCAATATTGGTATTCAATGTTTGCATTGTGGTATGGACCAATTTGACGCACCTGCAATTCAAAATTGTTTGTTCCTACACGTACAAGGCGAATGTTATCCATTCCTTTTGCAAATGTGGGGAGATAAAGGCGTGCTGAATTTACAACATTTCCCACACTGCTATCAGAAGAACTAGGGTCACTTCTCATATAAAATATGGCACAGAAGTGATAATTCCATACTTCTGACTGTGCATGATTTCCATAGGCGTACCATATCCTTCCCCAAACCGTTACTGACCTATATGGCGTGGCTCCCGATTCAGAACAAGCGAATATCTTTTTCCAACCATTATCTTCACCACCTAGAGCAAATTTTACTGCATAGCATCTACCTATATTGTAATTTCTAGGTAAGAAATTAAGATGCCAATTGTCCAGCATATCCGCGTTCAAATTATTCCACAGTGCTGTACTACTAGATACCATGTTAGAACCATTCCAAGTAAATTTATAGTTGTTTCCACCACTCCATGAAGCACCCTGTTGGATAAACGCCAATCCTGTTGCTCCATTCAATCCTTGCAATCCAAGGCAGCCTGCAATATTACAATCTCCGAAGCCACAGTCATCCCCAGCGTTGTTTCTGGTACCATTAGCCAGATGTAATGCTCCCGTCATGGTATCACCTGCTTTCTTTACGTAACGTCCGTCAGAATAGCTGGCGTAGTTTACATTGTCAAGCAACATTCTCCAAGGTTTTTTATCGTCATAAAATCCACTCCTATACTGGATGCCATTTGTATTGTAATCTGACGCTGACGAAGTATGGTTATACCATATATCTAATCTTGGACCACTTGCTGGTAAAGATACGACAGCCCCATAATTATATATAGGATTAGCCATTCCGTCAGGCTTTGCTTTATTGTACTGTCTTATACCTATCTGTGACCACAATGTATTATAGCCGTCAATGCCATAAGTATCTCGGTATCTTAAAAACGATTTTTCATGCAACCCGTCAAGAAGGTCTGCATTAAGATTACCCACAACAGTGTTACTTGCCACAATAAATGGAGCAGTGCCACTTGCTACGATAGATTGTAACGGAATATAGCTTACAACCCTGCCCGGTGCTATGCTGAACAAGTTCCTCAAAGCAGAGCTTGTACAAATACTCTCTACCGTACCTGATATTGGACTTGCATAAGTCTGGAATAAATGGGCGGCAGCAATATGTCTTATTCTGTCAGGTCCAGCACCACCTACGGTTGTGGCATCTGTATCACTGGGGCTTAAATCGTTTCCTTTAAACAGGACCAGCTCACCACTTTCCGTACCTCCCCAAAATCTTTCAGCAATGAACGTATGGTTATAACCTCCTGGTCCATCTCCCGTAGTTCCGTAGAAATATATGGTATTGGGAGAAGTGGCGTTTCCTATCTTCAAGTCACCGCTCATGGTGATACTTCCCACACCTGTCATATCACCGCTTACATTGGCCGTACCATCAAACGACTGCCCCCATAAAGTCCTTGGGGTTTGCAGTTTTTTAGCAGCCTCAGAAGAGTTCTGCAAGTTTGCAAATACAGGATTTACATAAGTGCTCCATGACGGTGCTTTTGTATCTGCTTGGTATAGCGTTATATTCGTATTAGCCCCTCCGTTTCGGTCATGGCTGTATAACAGATTGGCTTGTATTATGGAATAGTTACTTCCACCATAACAGTACAGTTCTATGTTTTTCTTTTCCGCATCATGATAGATACGTATGTTTGACCTATTGATATTGTATGATGCTATCAATAGACCTTCCACTACAGCCGTACCTCTAGTTTTGACAACTAACAGACCAAACAAATCACTAAAGGATGAGTGCAGCACAAAGCAAACGTCTGTCATTGTTTCCGTATTACGTCTGGAGTATGTAGCTATTCTACACCATGCAGGTTCAGTGCCTCCTACCGTATATCCGTATTTTATAAGGGCGTTTGATGTGCCGAACGCATGGTATCCGTCCAACAAATCCGCACTTAGATTATCTACGGTTGTATTGCTTGAAACTATCAAAGGTGATAACCCTGTGGCAACAGTTGACATGAATCTAGGTGCTCTTACATCATTTGGAGTGACACGTAAAACCAGCTTGTTGTTATGGTCTACGACACCAAATCCTGCACTTTCCGTACTACTTCCTCTAAGGTTTCCTATATACCAGTAGGTGTCATGCCAGTTGAACCTTAATCCGTTTCTTATAGAAGTAAGCCCACCATCATCGTTCCTGATAACTCCGTTATCTTTATAGATATTGGTAATATCACAATTTTCCACTCCCTTGAATACGATTGCGCCGGAAGTGGAAGCGGATGTAAGGGTTCCAGTCATAGTATCGCCAGCCTTTTTCACCCATCTACCGTCCAATACGGAAGTAGGGATATGACTTGCATCTATGACTTTACTTGAATCAGCCTTTTTCAATTCAGCCCACATAGCGTCAGCGTCAAGTCCTCCCTGCCCAGCCATGTCGTACAGTTTCTTTATCGTGTACGCATTGAACGTATTGTCAAGGTCTGAATCGGAGAAGGTTGTGCCGTCAGTAAGGTTTGCGAAGCTGTAAACGGTATTTACAACACCGCTACCACCACCGCTACCACCTGTTTTCACGCCAAGAGCAGATACCCAACCGTCCGAGTAGAATCCTACCGTGTTTCCGTCTGTTATATGCTTCACTCTCAGAGCCTTGTTTGCCGAATCGTAAACAAGTTGGGCATCTCCTATCGTAATGGTATTTGTTGACACTGATGGTGCTTGAACATTTCCTTCCTTATTAATCCAAACAGCACCTTCCGTATTATTATGCCCATTAGGTCTTAGATTTATACTTCCATCTCCGAAGCTAGCTAGTATTGTATGACCGTCTGAATTTCTTAATGCTACATTTCCATCGGGATATGTTATACCACCGTTATTATTGAATACTATATTCTGACTAAACGTTTTTCTTCCCGAAATAGTCTGAGCAGTAGTCAAGGTAACGGCATCAGTAATCCCGTACCCTGCCAAAGTGGTAGGATTATCACCAACTGTAACACGCCCGTAGGTGTCTACTGTAACTTTCGTATATGTACCAGCCTTCACCCCTGTGGTGGCTAGTGACAATGTGCGGTTTGCAGACAGGTTTCCACCTCCCGTAAGACCAGTTCCTGCGCTTATCGTTATGGTCTTGTCCGCTTTCAGTGCGAGAAGTTCAGCTAGATTATCGCTTTCCGTAAGACCGTCAAGGAATGCTTCAAGTTCTTTCCATTTGTTGATAATGTTATCGGCATCGCTTCCTTCTAGGAAGTTGTTCAGCTTATTGCTTAACTGTGTTACAGTATTGTTAAGTGTGCCAAAGTCCTGTTGTCTAGCGAATGTTTCCCCGAATACGGCAGTAATGGTTTTTCCGTCAGAACTAAGTGTCATGTCTGTTACGGCATTTCCACTCCCCGACTGGGTGATGTTCTTTATACCACCACCTTCCTTCGCCATTTTCCAAATCTCGTTTATCGTGTACGCATTGAACGTATTGTCAAGGTCTGAATCGGAGAAGGTTGTGCCGAGATTGGAAAAACCATATACGTTTTTCACAAGTCCGTCACCACCGCTACCACCGCTTCCTCCGGGCGATACGCCCAAAGCGGAAATCCATCCTCTGGTATAAAAGCCTATTTCCGTACTTCCATCTATATGCTCAAATGTGACTGCCTTGTTTACGGAATCATATATAATCTTTATATCGCCAACCTGCAACGCCTGTGTTTTCACCGTGCCGCTTATGTTGGCATCTACAGCATAAATATTCTCCCATCTCTTCGATTCAAGACCGAGTGTGGATGCGTTGTTCACGCTAGGAACTACATTTGCCGTAGACAACTGACCAGTGAATATCTTGCTTGCAGTTACTGTCTGTTCCGTATCAAGCGTTACAAATTTATTGTCAGGAATATGGGATATGTGAATTTTCTTTGTCGGATCATCCTTTCCCAACTCCTGCCACAATTTGTCCGTATTCATTCCGCCTTCCTTGGCTAGCTTCCATATCTCATTAATGGTGTATGCGTTGAATGTATTGCTAAGGTTGGAATCGTCAAACGTCTTACCTAAATCGGCAAATCCGTACACGGCCTTAATCAGTCCGCCTTCTCCACCTCCCGGTTCTCCGCTACCACTCTGTGCACCTAATGCTGATATCCATTGGTTTGTATAGAACGCTGACTTGCATCGTAATGCTTGGTTTGCTTCATCCCATTCAAACCATCCGTTGAACTTCTGAAACGATGCAATAAGGTCATTAAGGAGTTGTTCAGAAAAAATATTTGTTCCGCTTCCCGTACCACTTCCGCCTAATGTTACATTTGTCGTATTCTGTGTTGAAGCGGTCTGATTTTCCTGCGCCAACCGTTCATAGAAGGACAATATCTTTCTTCTTGCAATGGTGCATGAATATGACGGGAACATATTATCCTTGGAATATTTAATCTCCAAAGACTGTATCTGCAACTGCATATCCACTATCTGACCGTTATCAGAGAAATCGAACACGCCTATTCCATCATCCCTTACCTTAAGCATATTTCCTTCTATGAAGTCAATGAAAAGGTTAGGATGCTCTGCGACAAATCCGCTAGATATGTCAAGTGAAACGGTTCGGTTCTCATGGTCATATCTTGACAGGTAGTCAAGAGCCGCCTTTTCAAGCGTATTCTCAGCCATTGTCACATACGATTCGGGCATGACAATATTCAGAATGACAAATTCCGTGCCTTCCGCAATTGAAGGAGATTTACCATCCGTGTAAAGCGGAAGTTTGGCATTGTCGCTATCTGTTCTGTAGCATGATATTTTATATCGTGCCCCCTTGTTGAACATGGCAACATCCTCTTCCGTTTCCCCCGTATCACCGTTCACCTCACCGTAAAGAGGAATAATACCGTTTTTGTTTATCTTAAATTCCGTGCCTGTATAAGTTCCTGTACGCATACTGAACACCGCGTCCGTCACAGAAGCATATTTGTAATAGAACCTATCCTGTGAACCGTCCTGATTACCGAAATGTATATTGCAGGTCATTTCCTCACTAAATCCGATCTTACAGCTTCCGGCAGGAACGTCAGAATCAAACGTGAACTCAATACGTATGGTAACTGTCGTATTCTGACCTTTTTCTATATATCCTACAAGAGCGGTCTTGTCGTAAGGTATTTCAAGCATACCAGTAGCACCTTCCTCTCCGATAACAACCTCTTTCAAAGGAGAAGCCTGACCCAATACACGGTTCGTAACCATACGTAGATTAATCTTCACCTTTTTCCCTACAGCATCACTTCCTATAGGTAATATACTGAAAAGCATCTTTCCTGAGAATGATGCAGTAGCCTTTACAGGCTGGTCGTAATATGCCCTTGTACTATATATATCAAAACTCTCAAAATCCCTGTACTTGTCAAACATAGCATGGGACTTGTACTGGGGCTGCACATTGTCGTTTATCTTATCGGATGAATCACCGTCCTCATACACCTTGTACCCTAGGTTGAATCCGGGAGAGGTCATATAAATGAAGAAACTGTCACTATCATCACTCTTTATAGGAGTAGACCCGATAATCTTGTCTATCCGTGTAGATGCGCTAGCACCCTCACCTGCCACCTTACCCGATTGAGGATCTGGTTCTCCGTCCGCCTTGTATGTATCCCATTTGGGAAGTCCTGACGGGTACAGATCACCAAGTTTTTTCCCTCTGATGGAAGGATATATCCCACTGAACGTGTTTGATATGGTTTTTCCTCTCACGCCATAGTTTTTCAATCCGTATTCGCTGTCAATATAATATCTTATATTCCCTGCGGAATCATTCGGAAGAAGGATATACGGGCAATAACGTGATTCATCGGCAGGCTTAGCGTCCTTCTTGTATTCAGGCGGAACGTTCCTGCTTCCACCTTGTGGTATGATTCGGGTTATGACAGGTGTACTTGTATCTACGGAAGAGGAAACTTTTACAGCACCCCCACCGTCACCCTGCTTGAATGTCCAGTTTACGGACGGTCTAGCCTTATCTGTAATGGTTATTATTCCTCCATTGGCTGTCGTAGAGAAATAATAGTTTAGATAAAACTTGTCATAGAAAAATTTCAATGCTTCAAACAGGTTGGTGCCATCGGTTATGTCAATCATATCCTCTGTCAGTTCGCCTTCTGCATCCACATTCAATGTCCATGTGCCAATGCCTGTATATCCCACGCCCAATGAAGCATTGTAAGATTCTATATTCGCTTCTATACGTGCTGCAAGCTGTTTTGCATCACCCCAAAACTGGAACAGACCGCCATGAGTGTATCTTATCTTATTTATTTCCCCACCTGTTCCGCTTACTATGTCAAGAAATGCCACATTCTGCAAAAGCACCTCCTTACCGTAAAATAGAAGGGAGTATTTGTATTTCCCTGCTTCGTTAAGATTATCTCCCGATGGGGCTTGGTACAGGATGAATGTATTACCGTTATATACGACTGTATCGTATTCCGATTCGCTCTTTGAATTGTATGCCTTGAACTCTATCGGAACAACGGAAACGACTTCACAAGTCAATTTTCTCACTTCCTGCAAAGACGGGCTGTATGAAAAATCAGCACTCTCCGCAATAACCCTATTTCCTCTTTTAATCTGTAAAATCATTGGTCTTTAAAGCGTTGGTTGGTCAATACTGAAATTTAACGAAAATGTATAAGCAGACACAAGTTTATCCGGGTTCTGCAAGTCCTGAACGTCCTGATAACTCATCTTTGCGCCTGTTTCAAAACCAGTGCATCTTATCACCTGCTTTGCCGATTCCCCCCATATATCATTCCATATAGAGAAAGAGGATGAACCGTATGGCGTACCGGGAGTGGCAGGTATCACATTGGTTATATATGAATAGAACGAACGGATATTAGTCTTTACCGTTTCCACATCTCCCAAAGCGGCAAATGTTATGCTTCCTTCCGTTGGCTGGTAAACAGGCGTGACAGGTTCGTACACCTTCTGACCGTTCTTGTCATACCATTTTTCGGCATAGGCTTCCTTTCTTGTCGGCAAATCCCATAATCCCTTGCTTTCAAGTATATACAGCCTGTATGTGGCATACAAATCCTTTGCCGTATCGCTTCCTTTCTTTATAAAATATTTAGCTATAGCCATTCGTGTACATATTTAATTAGTGCAAAAATAGCAAAAATAGTCTTAGAAACCATCTAGTTTTAAAAATTATTTTTCTATATTTGCATCACAATCGGTGCTTTGGATGAGTGGTTTAGTCAACGGTCTGCAAAACCGACAACAGCGGTTCGATTCCGCTAAGCACCTCAAGTGATTGGATTTTTTTTGTTCATAATCAAACTGGAACGCCCTGCCGACTGTGAAGCTAGCAGGGCGTTTGTTTTAGTCAATTATAACTTTTATCGCATTTCCGCCTGACCTTGGGGCAATGGAAACGACACTTAAAAGTGCTGTCTTTATCGCCATAGTTGCGGCAAGCTGTTGCTTGAGAACTTCAAGCTGTGCCAGTTGTATGACTGTCATGTTCGTTCCGCCCGTTCCTGCCGAACCACCGTTTAACGATACCAACTGACGGAGAAGATCGCTTTGTACAACCATTTCGTATCTCATCCCGTTAAGATACCCCAACGCTTGATTAAATGCATTCTCGTCAACTCCTGCAATGGCATTGGACAGACCTTCCGCATTTTCCTCCGTTTCAGTAAGCATACCACCAAGGGCGTTGTTTATCTCATTGACTACACCTCCGGCTTCCGCAAAGGCTGATTCCAATGAACCCATTACATTTCCTAGTATTATAAGTTCATCCTTATCTATCTTGTTATCCGCAAACATACCACCTTTGCCGTCTGCTCCGAACAATGTGGTCTGTACCTGTTGCATTGCCTTTTCTATGTATTGTTGCTGTACCCAACTCTTAACAACATCTCTCATAACGTCTGCCACAGTGTCCTTATAAGCCTTTGCAGCATCCTCGCCTTTCAGCCATGCTTCAACAAGAGCATCACCTATCTGACTAGCCCAGCCTTTCAAGTCAATGCTATACAATTCGCTGGCAAGCGTTTCCGTATAATATCTTATCTCATACTCCAATTCTTTTATTGTCTGTTTGTAATCTTCTACTTTTTCTCTATCTGACTTTTTCTTATCTTCTTCGGCAGCAAGAATATCCTTTTGAATCTGCAACTGTTCTTTTAAGTTGGAAACCTGTTGGGATGTCACCTCATCAAGTCTTGCCGGGTCTATAATGTGCTCAAATTCCTTTTCAAGCATATTATATATATTGGTCAACTTCTTTGATTCAAATTCAAGATCTTCTATATGCTTTTGGAGCCTTTTGTCATGCTGTCTGTTAAATGTAGCGATAACATCAAGAGGCATGGATATTGCCGAGCCTATCGCACCTGCAAAATCACCGCTTTTGAATGAATCCCATGATTTCTTCACGCCTTCATTCATAACTCCCATAGCTTCCGAGAACTGGTTCATTTCTCGCATAAATCCGCTCTCGGTATCCTTACCCATAGAATCCATGAGGTTGGACACGGATGCTATTATCTGCTGCATGGCTTTTATGGCATTGTATATGTTGGTTATGATAAAGTCGATAAGATTTACCGTCTGCAAAGCGTTCTGTGCGGCAGCCATCATTCCTTTACCAGTCTTGACAGCTTCCTGTCCGCTCTTATATCTTGATTCGGCTTCCGACTTGGCACTCAAAGCGGCATTGGCGGCTTCTTCATCACCATTCTTCATTGCGTCCTCATATGCCTTGGAAGCATTTTTGATGTCAGCCATAGCCTGTTGCATATCATTCATACCTGCCATCATCTTTGACTTTCCAGCATCATATCTCTTGTTGTACAGACCTTCAATACCATCTTTCATGTATGTTTGCAAGTCAGACTGATTGTTCTTCATCGTCTTCTCTATCTGCTTGTCCACGCGTTCAAGTTCTTTCATGTACTCTCTTGCACTGATAGCACCCGATCTGAATGCACTATTAAGCATTTCCCTTGTCTTGTCAGCTACAGTATTTGCAGCTTCCATAGACATTGCTTCCACCGCACCGAAGAAGTTTTGATAGTCGGTAGTCAACTTAAACAAGTCCATCTCTTCGCTTTTCTGCAATGCGGAAGTCAAGGATGTATTACCCATTCCTTCTGCGGTTGCGATCTTTTTACGGTACTTTTCTCTGATAATATCCACCTGGGTATAATAATCTCCATATTCAGCCAAATCATTAGCATATTGTCTAGCCATCTCACCGAAATAGCCTTTCCATGCGTCAATCATACCTTGGATAACTTGTTTCTGTTCATCACCTATATTCTTATTCCCCTTAATAGCCTCCTGTATCTGATTTATATACTGGTTCATTGAGGTGAATGAAGATGTGTCGGGCACGACAGAAACGCCAAGGTCAAGATTCATTCTTGCCAATACGGATTGCAGATTGTTATATATACCTGCCGCAAAACTTTCAGCCATAGTAGATGTGTCACCGCTGAACTGAACGGCAAGGTCTAAGGCAAGTTCGGAATCACCCGTTATTCCAAGTATGTCACTGTAAAAGTCATACTTGTTCTTGTATCTGTCAAACTCATCCGTAATCCTCTTCATCACCTTCTTGGCTGCATCAACATAAATTTCAGAGGACGATTCGGCTGCTTTCCTTGCGTTCTTTACCGCATCCTGTGGAGCACGTGTTTCCAATTCCTTTGTAGCCTTGTTGTAATTGTCAACAATAGCCTGTTTGTCATATACAATATCCACGCCAAGTTTTAACGCCTTTGAACCGTAGATGGCTTCAATCTGCTTTTTGGCTTCTTCCTTACCTATGTTAATGCTCAAATCCTTGAACTTGGAATAGGCGGATTCAAGCAATGACAACCTGTTTTCCCAAAGGACAGCAAGAGGATCTCTTTTCTTCTGCTTTTCCAGTTTAAAATTAAATTTTTTTGCCAATCCCTTAGCCTTTGACATCACTTTATCGGCATCGTTAAATTCGCTTATTATTTGCCTTAATATTTCAAGTTCTTTGGGGTCTACCAATCCTGTCAGTTCGTATTTATCCCTTACTTTTTTCAGTTTACCCTTTTTGGAAAATTTGTCAATAGTTCCCTGATATTTTTCTATTGTACTCTTTGCATCTTTATATTCCTTTTTTACGGCATCAAGAACATCCTCTACAGTATTTACATCTGGCGTTTTGATTGCTATAGTCCATGCTTTTCCTGTAATTTCGTCAAGTGATTTCTTCCATCCCGTCAATCCTTCTTGTGCTTCCTTATCGTCAAGTTCTATTTTAACAGCATATTTTTTGTCAATAAATTCATTAAACAATTTTTTAGCATTCTCCCCAAGTTCGCTAGTTGTGGCAAAATTTTCAGATTGAATCCTTATAAAGTCCTTTTGAGCATCATTTAATTTATTTACATCAATACCTACAAATACTTTTTTCAGTTCTTTCTCAAGACTGTTTGCAAAAACATTAAATGATTTTTCAAGTTCTTCAGTTTCGCCCATTATGCCCATCCTCAACTTCTCATACTCCTTCAACAATTCCTCACTGTCAAAATGGGCTTTGTTCTTGAATATTTCAAATGTCCGTGCATCTCCTGACGTTTCATCCAAAGAACGTATCTTCTCTACAATAGTAGCTGCCGAAGCCCCTTTGTTTATCAGTTCGGTAAGTTCGTTTCTCCATTCCTTAGTACCATTACCCATGTTTATAATTTCCTTGGATGCCTGTACTATCTGACCACGAAACTCTTCTATATCCTTACTTGCCGAAGTGAGTTTTACGGATGATTTCTCATAATCTTTAAGCATATCAGAGAATGAATCGCCAAATACGCCCGTAGATGTTGCCTTGTCCACCTTGAACATTATATCCGCATTTTCAGCAGCACGTTTATAAACCTGCTCTAGTTCCGATGCTGACTTTTGCAGATATTCAACACGTGATTTCTGATCATCTATTTTCTTGCTGTTCTGTACTATGTACTGCCCCATATTGCCATATTTTGACAATACTCCAGTAAGCGTTTCCTCATACGACTGCAACTGTTTCGTATCAAGCTGTTCAAGGTTTTCCGGGGTAAGTTTGTCGAAGTTTATATTGTCAAGGTCTTTTTGCAAGTCACTGTATGACTCACGGAAAGACTTTGCACTATCCTTTATCTTCTGATTGAACTCTTCCGAACGTGCAGACATGATATGAAACGCTTCCGCTACAAGTCCTGCAACGGTAAGTATCGTCATAAGCGGATTAGCTTTTATCGTAAGCCACAATGTTTTCAATGAATTTGTCAATCCGAATGTTGCCAGTTTAAATCTATTCATCAACATTGTCGTTTTTGTCATAGACAACATTCTTGCAGCTTCCGCACCTGTCAGTTTTAGTTCGGTGACAAGAAGATGCCGTTCAGCCTGTGTCAGCATATTCGTGGCAAGAATACGTTTTGCCATCTCTGCCGACATCTTTCCCGAATTAACGGCAGCAGCTATCTCTACGGCAGACAGTTTGGATGCTGTCGCTATCTTCCATCTCTCGGCAGTAGTGAGCGTTCTGTACATCGCAGCCTGTTTAAGCAACTTGGCTTCCCGTAATTTCTCAGCTTTAATGGCATTAGTTGTTGCAACAACTTCTTTACCAAGCATGGCTGTTCTAGCTAGCTGTAATCCCTTTAATGCGGCATATCCTACAGCAACGCCCTCTATTGCTTTAGAGAAGTATCTCCAGTTGTTCATTGCATCGGTTATGCTTCCAACGATACCTTTCAGAACGGAATCATTCGCCTCGCCTATGTCATTCATCATAATCTTGTATGAATCGGCAAGGTTACTTACCATACCTTTCAAGGATGTGGCTTGTATTTCCTGCATCTTGTAGAACATACCACCATCTTCCGTCATTGTGGTAAACATCTCCCGAATATACTCGAAAGGAATCTGACGTTTTGATATGGCGTCGAACACATCATCAGTAATTTGAGCCTTACCTCTTACTTCTTCCAGTTTTTTTCTCAATGATTCCAATGCAGGAATACCGGCCTCTGTCAATTGACGTAATTCCTGCCCTCTTAATACACCTGCGCTTCTTATCTGTCCATAGGCAAGAATGATACGACCCATATCCACGCCAAGACCTGCGGAAACGTCCGCAAGGCTTTTCATGGTACCATACAATTCGTTGACAGGTATCTGGAATGCAGCAAGCTGTTTGGTATATCCAACCAAATCACCGAACTGGAAAGGAGATATTACAGCAAGACCCTTAATCTGACTGAATATCTGGTCAGCACGTCTTGCATCCTGTATGATGGCACGCAATGACACCTGTTGTAACTCGAACTCTCCACGAATGGCAACAAGTTCCTGAAACATATCTCTGAAAAAGTAGAATCCTGCATAAGTCTTTATCGTATTGACAAACTCACGCATCATTCTGTTCTGCTTTGTCAGTTCCTCGGAAAACTCTTTTGAACTTGCAGCATTTTTCTGATTGGTCTGCTGCATCTTTGTTCCATAGGATGTGACTTCGTTTACAAACTTGTTATGCTCCTGTATCTTTCTGTTTAGAAGAGTAAGGGTACGGTTATAGTTTGCATCAGTCGTATTAAGTGCATTACGCCTGTTTGTCAATTCAGAAATAAGATTGTTAGCCTGATTGATAGACGTAGGATTGATATTAAGCAATTCATTTGTTGATGTTTTTCTTAAAGATGATTGCAACTTCTCCAATCTGCCTTGCAATTTCTGAATAAGAGCGTCAGCCTTTGTTATCTGATTGCTGTTTAAAGGAACTTCAACCTTAAATTTATTCAATAGTTCAAGGCGTTTCTGTATAGCGGCAATCTTCCTGTTTAAGTCCTCTGCACTTCCCTCCGGCATACCAAGGGCAAGACCTGACTGACCGGAAAGGTATTGTAGATACTTCTGATTGGTCTGCTGCATCTTCTTATTCGCCTGTTCCTGCTTTGATGCTTGTCTATCCATCTCCTTTGTCCGTGCAATCTCCATCTCGTATTGCTGGCGTAGAAGATTAAGTTCTCTCTCATCGGAAATGGACAATTTGGGCGCACTGTTAGCAGTAAGGGAATATGCCGTTTTCAATCTGTTCAATTCAGCCACAAGATCATCTATCGCTTTCTTCTGACTTTCAAGATTGGCTTTTCTTGTAGCCATCCCCTTATCTCCGCCTGCATTGCCTAGGTTACGGTAAGTCTTTTCCAGCTTGTCATACTCCCTTGTCGCTTCGACAATCTTGTTTGACAACTCTTCCATCTGAACAAGTATATCCATTTTCTTGTTTGACTTACCTTTCCCTACCTTGGACGCGTTTTCATTCGCTTTGTTTATCTTATCTACAACCTCGCTAAGTTCTGCGTTCATTTTACCTATATCGGTCAACATAGGCTTGAAGGACATCTCCTGGTTAAAGGTGTCCTGCAACTTCTTCTGTATATCCTTTATCTGTTTGTCAAGACCGGAATCATCTAGCCCAATCTTAAACTTTAATGCTCCTAAATCAACATCAGCCATAGTTATTGTTTTTTAATTATTGCAAAAATAGCAAAAATAAGCACAAGAGCATGATTTACAACAAACAAAAATACATTAATATTTTTTAACATATTAAAAATTGTGGATAAAAACGATTATGTTATCTTTGCAATAAAATAATTTTTTAACTATGGCTATAGAAGAAAACAAAGTAACACTCGTTGGCGTAAATTCAGCCAGCGTAACATTCAGCAATGAAGCTAATGTGGAAAAACAATACAAGGTGAACGCGAATGTAAATGTATCAAACGGTAAAACAATTGATTCATTTGATGGCGGAGAGGTGAAGTCGCTTGAATCAGAGAACCAACTCGCCACATTCTATTTCAATCAGAACGGTGGTATAGCAATCAACTACAATGACCACCCTGAACTGGATACCCAAATCGCTATCATTACTATCATCAACTCTTTCGTAACCGATGTGAAAAAATACATTAACACAAAAGGTATATCATCAGTTTCAATTTAAAAAAAGCAAGAAAAATGACGAACCAAGAAATGTTTTTAAAGAGATTAACTCTCTTGAATATCCCCTTATCACTAGAAGGGAAGGAACTTCCATCAGAACTGAAAGCAAAAATCATGCTTATGCGTGTCGCTTACGACAAAGCTGCAAAAGCATTCGATGATGATATGCAACAGGTTCTTAAAGAGATAAAGAAGGAAGGATATGACGAGCGCGCACAGAAAATCAATCGCATGAAAGAGATTGACGGTAAGGAAGATGCGACAAAAGAGGAAAAGAAAGAAGCGGATGAAATCAGAAAGACAGAAGAAGATTTCAACAAGGAAACAGAAGAGCTGAACAAAGCATACTCCGAAGCATACCAAGAGAAAATGAAAGAGGAATGTGATATGAAGCCTAGAAAATTCGCTTTTGAAGGATTCGCTAAAATCATTGAACTTATTGGTACTGACGGCGCAATTAAGGTGAAATGGAACTCTCCCGAAGCATTGGAAATACCGAAGGAGGAATTTATCTCGCTTATCGCAACAAATCTTGTCGATGAATAAGCCGTTTTCTATATTGCTATTTTTTTTGTTACTGTCGTGTTCTTGTTCACGCAAGCTACTTCCATCTTCGACAAATACAACTATAGTAGACCACAACACGACAGTAACGGAAAGAGTAGTATGGCAATCGAAAATAATAACTCTTCCAACAGAACACATACAACATACAACATTTGAAGATAGTTCACACTTGGAAACATCATTAGCCGTATCAGACGCTAAAATAATGTCGGATGGCAGGCTTTTTCATAGTTTGAAAAACAAGAAAGACTTTCTACAAGACAGCATCCCATCCTTGGAAAAAGAAACGGTAGTGACGAAAGATTCGATAATAACCGTGGAGAAAATTGTAGAAGTAAAGGTAGAAAAGGAATTGTCTAAATGGCAAAAAATACTAATCAATCTTGGATACATAGGTATCGGTTTCATATTGTTTTCAGGTTACAAAATAGCCCGAAAGTTCGTGTAACTTTCGGGCTTATTTTATTGGGGATTGATAAAATTTTATGGAGCGTAATCTTCAACCATATTATAGGTGGTATTTACCCCTGTGGCTCTTGCTGCAATATAATAATCATAAGAAAAATCTCTACTAACATTAAAGGAATACATAGATGATCTATATGTTCCTTTTGCCGGAACCTGTGCAATAAGTCCTGTAAGTAATGAACCAGCACTTTCTCCAGCTTCTGGAACTGTTCTTGTCCTCATTAACACAAGAACTATACCACGTATAGTAACAGATGACCCACTATTATTTGTTATAATGAAGTTGTATGTAATTTGGTTATTAGAAGAGTTCCATGTACCGAATGCTTCTATTACGTATAGAGATCCAGCTGCATGAATAGTCATTGTTTTTGGTGTTACTGGAATAGGTATGTATATTCCTTGTTTTAATTCATCATCTACTCCTATTTTATTAGATGACAAGAAAAAAGATACTTTCCATTTACCTACATAACCACCTATATTTAATAATCTTATAGATACTGAATCAGTAAACATACTTTCAGATGTTACTAAAATGTATCTAGTATTTTGTAAAAGTCCTACCCCTGCATACATTTCAGAAAATGGAGTTCCTTGATAGCTTAAATAGGATAGCAAAATGTTATCATCAGCATTTGTTGTCTGTTCAAGTTGTATTTCTAGATTATTAGATGTGTCCAAATATACATCTGATGGAACGTCATCTCCAAAAGGAACTATAGCATTATGATTATATCCGTTGAAATCCAATATCCGATAAGGTGCTGAATCTCCACCAGTAGGAGCATTATATCCCCAGTCTACGCCATTAAAAAGGTCTTTTAGAAATCCGCTATTAAGCGTTCCTGGCGACATGTATCCCACTACACTTAGACCACATAAACCATCATTAGCTTTCCAATAATCAGAACGATAATCTAAGTATGGTTGCCTCACAGGTTTATATTTACTCCATTTATTTATTCTCCCATGCGTATTTGCGCACGCATACCCCAAATCATAACCATCACTAGTAGGACCGATACCTAGAGTAGGATATACATCACTATCCAATCCGACAGGTGCAGTGATTTTACCGTTAGAGTGACCCATAATCACCCCCTTCCTCTATAACAGTAAAAGAACCTTTACAAACAACAACGCCATTACAACTGATACTACGACAATGAATATCGCCATCAATTATAACAGCATCAGAAATGTCATAATCACTAGGAAGCTCCTCACCACATAGTGTTATAACTTCGACTGCCCCTGTGCAGCTAGACTGCCCCTGTGCAGCTAGACTGCCCCTGTGCAGCTAGACTGCCCCTGTGCAGCTAGAC